ATTTTGGCTTGGAGATCTCTGTTGCCATTGCATTGTTTGAGCAATAAAAGGATAATTATGACAATAATTGTCAAGTAAAATAGATCCTTTCTTTTATTTTCGCTCTTCATAGTTGAAGAATCTTCTTTCATATTCTCTTGTTTTATTTAGTCGCTCAATTTCAAGCTTTACCCTTTGTTTTAAGTTTTCAAGCGCAGAATCATCAGATAGCATAGACATCCTGTGCTGAGTGTAGTGCTCGATCTCTTTTTCCAAATTGGAAAGGTTGTTGTGCACCTCATTGTATTGCTGTATAAACCAGTTTTTATTCATGATACACGTCCAAACTCACATACCCTAAATGAGTAATTTCCAGTACCCTCCAATAATATGTAAAACTGACAATCCGCCGGAACAATTGCTGTCCATGAATTGCCACCGCCATTTGCTCTGCCTAGGATATAGAAATTGGAAGCATCAATATCCTCTACATATATGTCTGTCGATGGAGACGTTCCGCTACTAGTCATTCCATAAATTATCACATCCCGTTGATAAGGACCAAGGTATGTTATCGAAGAAGTAGTGTTAGTAGTATATGATCCGCTACTAAAAGAAGATAGATATCTAACAGAACTAGGCATGCCAGTAACAGTACAATTAAAACCGAGTGAATCTCTTATCATTTTGAGAGGTCCTGCTAATGTAATGTTTTGGTTATTAAACATAGACAGTCCACCACTACTGATGTACGTACTGTTTATTATAGTTGTTGCACCTTTAGCCTGCTCAGAATATAAATAAATATCATTCGATCTTTGTCTAAACAGAGTATATCCTGTTGGACCCTCAGCCGTAGAATTGAAAGCTTGGTCTATATTAAATGAAATGCTCCCAGTTACATTTAAATCACCTCCAGTAACATTCACATCACCATTAGTAACATTTAAATTACCACCGGTTACATTTACATCTCCATAAGCTAATATAGCATTGCTAATAGCAGCTGCTCCAGAAACTGCAAGTACAGCATCATTATCAATAGTAGTCCCTATGGCTACGTTTTCTCCAGTATCAGAGACATAGAATCCTGTAGCAGGACACGTTACTCGTTCATTATCCTCAGCTGCTGTGTATTTAGTAGCTCCAATTGCCAACGCAACGCTTTTGTTTTCGTTGCCCTTTCCAGGAACAGCAGCCTGACTTTTAAATGATGTAATTTCTAAACCATTCGGGTAGTTAAATGGATACGCTCCAGTTATTCCCTGCCAGTAAGCAGAAGATGGAGGTACATAAACGGAGTTTCCTAAATTTCTGTGAATCTTAAGCATAGAAATTGCTCCAAATTGACCTGTACTTGATTTAGCTCCCCCCAAAAGAGAAACTGGATCAGTAGTACCAATAGTTTGGACTCCTACTATTGATAAAGCATGGTTTGGCTCGTTCCATCCTCCGGATGTTCCTTGAAAAGAAATAAGCGAAAGACTAGGAAAAGTAGCAAAAGTACTTAAATTACCAGTAAGACCCTTAGGTTGAACCGAACCAGACATTGCACCAATAACAGTAGTTCCATACCAAGGATCCGGTGATTGTGGTCCAGGATAAGTTGCAATCGTTCTGTTACCAGAAAATCCCAGAGATATTCTGTTGCTGTCATATTGTCCAGTAGAATTAGCTTCTAAAATCAAACGCGGATTAGAATTCCTAGTTTGAATTGTTGTATTGTTAACAGAATTGGCGTTATTGTAAACGCCAGCATTCATGTTTGTTGTTATGGCAAAAACGTTCGCAGTTCCTGTTGTGTTTGAAGAATCTGTAATCTTATGTTGAAAACTTAAAAGAGGTCCTGCAGTAAAAGTGTGTCCGCTAGAAAAGAATTCCTGTGTAAAATCAGGACCAGTTCCAGAAACTCTTTGAGTGGAGGATGTGATAAAATTAAAATCTATTGTTCCGTCACCAATAACTGATCTGCTGGTGAAAGTTGATCCCCCTAATGTTTTTATTTGTAAAGCTGGTCCATAATTAGGAGATGTGACCCAAAGTTGCGGATATAAACCAAGTAATTCATTAGGCCCTGTTATATTAACAGAACCACCCTCGTATCCAGTAGGATTTAATCTGCCAAATCCTGCATGACCTTGGACATAAAAAGATCCTTTATTGTGATTTAAAGGGAAATTCACGTTCCCCGTAAATAAAGCTGCATTGTGTTCAGAAACTGTTGTGGAAACACTTACATTACCAAGTACTGATAGTCTTCTACGATCATCACCTGTGAGCTTAAATCCCCCCGTACCTATACCAAGTCCTAATCCAGTAGAGTTTACGTACAGGAAAGGATATGACTGGTTAGTCCCCCCATTATCACTGACCTCGAAGAATCCATATGTTCCTGAGGAAGCATCTACTAAAGTTCCTTTGTTTGAAGATGCTGTGCTTAGAAGTACATTATCAGCAGATGAAACAGCAGAAATTTCAGCACTTGAACTTAAATTAATTCCACTATTTAGAACAGTACCCGGAGATTTTATTAAAATAGATCCTGTAGGATTTGTGAATTCTATATCCCAGTATCCCTTGGGTCCAGGAACTGAAGTTCTCCATTGGAAATATGGATTATAATTGCTATTTGAACTTGCAGATCCCCCTGGATCGACATCGAATTCTGCGTGACTAAAACTTATAAGTTTTGTTCTACTATCCTTAGTTGAAATTTTAAGTTTAGAATTCTCGAAATTTAAATTTTGTATAGGCGTTCCTGCAGGAGTATAGTCAGAAATAGTAGAATCCGATAAAACCACTGTTGAATCATTTGAAGCACCTGCTATCATTATAGCATTCTGTGTGCCTCCCCCTGCTATTGAGATCGGAGCAAGATTCTGAAAAATATCCCCTGCTGCTAATCCAAATCCAGTATCTGCCCACCCGGTGGAAGTGTAAACATATATGTCTTGGTCAGAAGATGCTGGATCGAGCCAATAATCCCCTAATGTTGGGAAAAGGAAAGGATTAGAACCTGATATTGATCCAAGGGCTGGTGTGACATCTTGAACAAACCATTTGCTTCCAGATGGTCCTTGGAGGCCTTGAACCCCTTGCGGTCCCTGTGGTCCAACTGGACCAGTGGCTCCAGCAGATCCTTTTTGTCCCTGAGGGCCTCCACCTGCACTTAGTATCTGATCAAAGTTGTAATTAATCTTATCAACTATGGTTGATTGATTATCGCCTTGTAATATATTTAATACGTTTATTTGGGGCATCTTTTTAATTATTTAAACCTTTCCTTGTAATTTTTTTCGTAATCCTTTAGCACCCAAGGATTGCTTGACAAAAAACTTTTCTCCCTCTCTGTTTTAGTTTTGAAAACATTAGAAATAGCTTTCTCAATTTCATCTTTTAAAGATGAATCGAAAGAACTTCCTCTGTATGGAGCGAAGTAATCTATGAATCCAAGTAGTTTAGCAGGGTGATCTGATTTTTTGGTTGAAATGCTAGGATCATTTAGATTTCTTGTTACCAAGAAAGATCCATATCCTTCTCTAGCTCCATCCACTGGATTGGTATTCCCTTCTAGCGAACTAAAATTTTTCTCCTGTGGATTAACTGAAAGAACGATTCCAGTGTGGCCTGAACCGGGATATTCACCCTTTTCATTTCTTGTGAGATAGAAAAAAGCCATCCCTGGCTTAATTAGGTTTGGATTTTTAAGAGCTTGTTCTGCTGTAATTTTTGCTCCTTTTGATTTTTCCCAGTGAATCCTAACTGAAGGAGTAACTGGAATTTTATTTTTCTCATAAGAACCTATCCCAGACTTACTAAACACATCATAAACGAAAGCTGCACACCAAGGGTTTCCAGGAGTTGTTCCAGCAGCTTTTTGCATTGCTTCAACTTCTTTCCCTTTATTGCTACCTCTCGGGGATTCCTCGGCCTTTTGTGAAATTTTCAAAGTGTCAACAAATGACTTGATTAGACCTTTAATAAATTCAACTGAGTAAGGTACACCTTCATTAAGAAAATCATAGTAATCTTTAATCTTCCTCATGGTTTATATATCAAAAAATTTCATCTCCTTATATTTTTGCTATCTGAATTGAGAATGCAATTGAGTAGTCAAAAGATGGATCTTTTGGTAATCTAAACTCATATCTGAGTTCATTGACTTTAGTGTATTTGACCTCTTGTGAGGGTAAATACCCATTTGAAAGTTTTTGATAATCTGCATAATCTCCAACTACAGAAACCAAATCAAGAGGATCTGCAAGAGGAATTTTCTTAAGATATGTTCCATTATTTTGCGATTGGAAGATAGGCACAATGTTCAATTCCATATATTCTATGAAATCGTCATTAATATCACTTTCAGTTCCGAATCCAAATTCTGGTACTATAAATTCTTGGAAAGTTTGCTTGGCACCGTCATTTAAGAAATACCTAATCAACATCCTGTCCATAAGAAGAATCCCTCTAATTTCTGTAGAGGTTTCTTCCCAAAGAATTTCATAATCTGGATAATTATCATAGTTTAATTCCAAAACATTAGTTAAAGAACTTGGATAGACAAGTTGCTTCTGGCTATTGATAGAATCAGGTGTTTGCATGACTTTACTTCCAAAGAAGGATTTCTCTTCAAGCATGCTTTTAGTACCTGGCAAACTTTCAAATGTTGTTGGATCCGTATATTGTCTATAGAACCCTGGATCCCATGAGCTTTCAAAGATTGATAAATTTCTCTTATCAATAGGGGTTTCCCCTATTAAATTGTAAACTGGATCATAAGGAGAATCTATGCTAATTCTGAATATCCACTCAGTTGCGTATTTGTAATAATTTACATTTTTGGAAACTCCAAAATTATTTTTATTCGGGCCAAAACTGCAATAAGAATATTCTATAGCATCAACAAGATTGATTTTTTGTCCCATGTATTTTCCTCCTTGAGCAACGTAATAAACAGAGCTTGGAAAATCATATGGCACTTCTAATTCAACGTAAGACCCCGATGATCCTGGTGTTCCTACAAGGGTATAACCTTGGGTCAAAGCATCAGTTGTTAATCCGTTTCCTCTGTTCGATGTTGAGAAGTAGATTTGATAACCAGTATTACTTGGATCACTTAGATCAAACTGATAAGTAACACCCTTAATAAGAGTAATTTTGTTTTCAATGATTCCGTCGATCGAGTAACACAAGGTTGATCCTAGCTCATAATTTGACGAAGATTCAGGCTTCGTCACAACCTTTACATCAAAAGTGTAAACCGAAGGAATAGTCCAATATGGCAAATCAAATTTTACATTTTCAAAACCTAAAACTTCTCGGAAAGTTGGAATATATTCACCACTATATCTGTAAAGCTCACTTTCTCCTGGTATTTCATTCAGCACATATCCCACATTGAAAACGTCAAGTTCTTGTGGCTTATCTAGATCTTCTGTTGCTACCACTATTGAATTTTGTTCAAAAGCAGATGGCTTTAAAAATTCCACAACAAATTGGTTGTTTAAAACCTCTGTTGCTTTAGTAGTAGAATTCCAGATGTAAGTTTTGTACTCAATGTACGGGCTTTCTGTGTTTACCAACAAAGAGATATTAGCAAAAGATATTTTAGCAAGTATGTTTTCCCAGTATCCTATACCACCTTCTCTTTGGTAAATTGGTATGGCCAAAGCTTGGTCATAAGATACAATTGATGGAATATCAGTTGGTCCAGGTGCTCCAACATCTGCAAAGTCAAAGATGTAATCAGTTTGAGTGTTAGTGAAATTGATGAATCCCTCACCAACTCCTGTTGGGAATGGTAAGGTGTATTGTCCAGAAGGACCTCCAGCAGTTGTTCCAATCACACCGTAGAATGAACCAGGTCCAGTTGAACTGGTTGGTCCAGGAACAGTACTTATTGGGTATGTGAAATTAATTTCTTCTCTTAAATCCGATTCATATTCTGGATTTGGTATGATATAAACAGTTCCATCATCTCCTGGAGTTCCTGAGTTAACTACAGATACAACACCCGCAGCATTTGCAGTTGAAGTTACGTTTAAAGCAGATGAAAGTTTAATATCACCAACTGCAGGAAGTTCGATTGTTCCTCCTGGAAGCCAAGTAGGAGGTGAAGAAACCGGTCCTTCTTGTCTTTCCAATTTATCTTTCAATGAATAAAGAAGGAAATAATCCAAATCCAAGTATTGCTGTGGTGGACTAACTATTGTAGGCTCAAAATCATAAACTCTTACATCATCGATCAGTAATTCAATTACGAAGGTTATATTTTTGAAAGTTCTGTTTTCAATTACCTTTATTTTAATAGGTGGTTGAATCTCATCCTCAATGTTTTCAACAGGAACAATGACACAAGAGAATTTATATTCATCATAAAATCTGTCATCAGTCAGATATTTGATTGATTCTTGTTGCCCGAAATTTGTAAAGGTTCTTTTAATTCTAACTTTTGCTCCCCTGAATAATGTTTCAGAAAATCCATTAGCTGAATTGAAATCAAAAACACTGTATCTTTCTGATAGGTTTATATTTTCAATAGTTGTGCTATCAACATAATATTGTAGAAGATCTTCACCCTCTATTGAAAAATAGTCCAAGAAATAATCTCTAAGAGAAGGATTAGCATTTATAAGTTTAGCTTGATCTAATTCATCTGCTAAATAGTTTTTATCTTCTTTAAGAGTTTCCTCAGGTATTGAATATGGAGGTTTCTGAAGTTGGTACCACTCATGAGTAAAGTATTGTGGGTCCTGTGAATTTCTAAAAAAGCTAGGAGAGAAGTTCAGAGGGCTAAAAGCAATATTTGCATTTAAGCTGTAAGGATTTCCTCTAACATCTGTTCCTCTCTTGTAAGACCACTTTGTAATATACGGACTAACTCTACTGATAGTTGCAAAATCTGGATTATAGTTATCCTGAGTGTAATCATATTCGGAGGACAATTTTCCAAAGTTTAATTGGGCTAACTTTGTTTGTGATCCAACTTCATCATTCACAAATTTAAGAGCTTGAACTCCGTAAAATCCAGGAAAAGCATCCAAGTCTGGATAATATGCAGTATCAAAGTTGGAACCTGTAATTCCACTTGTAACGTTTCCTCTTGAGGAAATCGTGGGATAAATGTTGGCCTCTGCACCAGTAGAAGATGTTACCAGTGTGTAAGCTGTTTCGTCTACGACCCCCTCAAAGAAATCTGGTCCTGTAATGTTGTTTCCGTCATACGTGATAACTGCTCCAGACGATACAAAATAAGTCTTACCATTAACTATTTGTGTTTCTCCTTCCGGTTGCACATCTAAATACTTGTAGTACTCCTTAGTTGGTGTATATCCATATTGACTTTGCCAGAAGTCCATATCAAGTTCTCTAAGACCGTAGAATGAAAAGATTCCAAGTGGAATTCTATATGGGTTAAAAGTGGAAATTCTGTTAATAGATCCAAGAGATACTTTTGAAGTAAAATCTTCAACTTCAATAGTAGCATGTGTTTCAAAATCTTTTAAACCTAAAATTTCACCTCCAGAATCTTTAGCATACTGGTCAACAAATCTGAACTTGCCGACAACTACTGAAGCTCCCTTGTTTGAATATTCTGGAAATCCTTTATACGTATCAGTTGAAGTGTTCTTAACTGTATCTAGGAAAGTTGTTCCTACCTCTATTTTGTTGGCATCTTCAAGCAGTACTTTAACCCTTGTATTTGAATAGTTAGATCCTCCTACAAAAGATTGCTTTTGATTTATATCGCAAGCATCAATATCATTAATGAATAATATTCCTCTTCTAGAATCCGGCATTCTAGTTTGTGTGGAAAAATTCTGGAAGAAATCCAGATAATACTTATTATTTTCTTGAGCACCTGTTGCTCTTGTCCTGATTACGAGTTCGTCACCAGATTGGAAAGCTTCAAATGAATTGTAGGTGAAAGAATTAAAAATTCCGGTTAAGGCACTAATAATATCTTCTGGCGTTCCGAATGGATGAAAATAATAAGCGTTGTCCTGTGCATAATAGCTTCCTGGTCCCCATTCATCAATAACAGAGGACATATCAGAAGCACTAATAATGTCGTATTTTGCACCAGGGGTTCCATAAAATCCTAAAGGATTATAGAATATAAAACTATCTTGATTAGTGTTGGTAAGCTCATCGGTTAATCTAATTACCTGATAAGCTCTTCCCTTCTCACCAGTCGAAGTTGCTCCGTATTGCTTTTTTGTCGTGACATCACTTCCGGTCAGAACTGAAAGGTCCAATGAGATATTCTGAAGAACTAATTGATTTTCAGATCCCGAAAGACCGTATCTATATTTTTCTAATCCAGGTGAAGTATCATAGGTATCAGATCTCTTTAGAGATAAGAAATCTCCATTTTTGTCCTGAATCCAGAAAACCTTATTAAATTCATTGACATTAACATCCGTTGAATCTGGAATTATTCCCTCTATTTTTTCTGAATCAATGAAAATTCTAACACCATCATTATTGTATTGGTAATAAGGAAAATCTTGGTAATAATACCCTTTGTCATTTCTTTGAGGAACAGGAGTGTTTCCAGATTGTCCTTGATCAAGATATAGAGCATTTCCGTCCAACTGGAATGAAGCCATTTCTGCTGCATTCACATAAAGTCCAAAATATCTATTAATTGTGTAGTTTTCAGAATCTTTGTCATCGAATAAAAATTCAAGATTAAGCAGTTTATAACTAATAATCCCATTTCTTCTGAATCCATCTGTCATAGATTCTTCGAATCCTATCTGTGAACTGGGATCTGAAAAGAAATCTAATAAATAATCCCCTTTCTTATCAAAGACACCAACTGAATAGTTAACACCATTATAGGTTGTAAGCTGATTCTCTTCAAATCTAACGTCTATAAGGGAATCAGTAAAACCTGGCGTTTGTTTAATTTTTCTAAGATATTTTCCTATCTTAGAAGATTCTCCCATATCATAAGTTGCAACAACTGTGGATTTAGGAAGAATTTTTTCTGTAAAGTGTGATGCAGTGTTCTCAACATTATTAAGATTGTACAAGGGATCAAGAAGAATAACACTTCCTTGTCCTTGCAGTACAGTAAAAAATGGACTAATCTGTCCAGTTAAAATGTTTCCATCAGTATAATTCTGTCCAAGATATTGAACAATGAAAGGCAAGTAACCTGGAGAGTCCACATCTACTGATGGATCTTCAAGAATTTTATAATTTTTACCAGCTTCTAAAGCAGAAACTGGAACCTGATATGGATAATCAATAGGATCATTAACTTTGAAAATAACAAAGTAATCGGGAATATCTTCGCCAAGCCAAAAAGGAGCTAAATATGAGAAATCCTCAGGATAACGATCAGAAACTAATGGAGTAACACCTGCACTGTATGTGAAATTATATTGGCCAGAAAGGTTTTCGATCTGGTTTTGTACAGGGGTTCCTTCACCGGAAAGTCCAAAAACAAATTGCGAAGGCGTTTGTCCGTTATCAAAGAATGTGTAAAGATCACGATCAAACGATGACTCGGGAGAAATTCTAAAAGCTTTATATGCTCGATTAGACATTTCCGCATTAGAATCTATAGAATTAAGCCAAATATCATCTTTTGAATCAACAGTGATTTTAACATTACCACTGATTCTTGGGTTAGCTCTTAAAACTCCAAAAGAAGCCGTCTGTTTGATTATTTTCCTTGCCACAATCTGTAACTAGTTATTATTTATTTGTGATAACATTTTGTGAGTAAGCTGGAGAAACCAAGGATGTCTTAGTGTAGCTTCCAGAAACTAAAACGTCAAAGGAAAAAAGATCCTCGTTCTTTACTTGAATATCTATACCTATCTTTTTGGTATAAGTGATATTCTTAAGGTTACCAGCAGATCTCCAACCTCCAATATATCCTAATTTGTCCTGTGCTCTAAGTTGGAATATAATTGGAACTGTAATCGCGTTTTCTTGTCCAAATTCGAGTGTCTTTTTTGCTAACTGTGTTGAACCTTCAACTTGTACTGCCGTGTGATCTGTAGGAGCTAAAAATAAATAAGCTCCACATGAGAACTTACCACATAAGTATTCATCAAATTCTACAAATCCTAGCTTATTAGGATAAGAATTATCATCGGTTCCGAATGTTGATCCCGAGTTAGCTCCATAAAATTCCAATTGCTGAATTGAAAGATTTTGAGGATTTGCAGTGTCGTATCCAACTGGTTCAGAAGTGATGTTTGTATCAACTTCAAATCCTAAAGCATGTCTAAATGCTGGATATATCATTGGACCAGAAGAAGTAACAGAGGGTCTTTCTAAATCAGTAAAACTTAGGGCAGATCCATCATTGATTTGAGGGTGAGAAATATGAATACAGAATTCATTTAAGTTTCCTCCCCCTACTGGTGTTGTTCCAGAATAGGTTCCGCTCCAAACTCCTGAGTTTGCTCCCGCACCACCGACTGCTGTTGTATCAGGATCAAAAGGCATTAGTATACCATAGTTGTTGATCGGATAATTCGCACCTCCAGAAGATGACCCGTTTGAAATAGTCCAGCCTAAAGTTGTACTAGGGGTAAAATAAAGATTCTGGTCTAGGCCTACACTCTTATACCTTGGATAAATGAATTGCGAATAAGCATTTCCACTTTGGTATCCAAGAGCTTGAATGAAATCACCGGGTGTTGTGGTATCAACTTGTGAAGCAACCACACCGGATAATTGTACAGGGGTTTCTCCATATTTTCTATTAGTATCATAATCACTACTAACTGCAAATGGGGGTGGTGAGATAGCAGAGTTAGGCGCTTTAACACCCTGACCTCCAGGAATTAATGAAGTTAGTTCAAGAGGAGTAGCTGCTTCATTTCTTAATTCAACATAATAAGTAACAGTGGCTATCTTACCCTTATTATTCGGATTAGAAAGGTCTATAAGCTCATTATAATAACCTGCGAAGAAGTTAACAGTGCTTCCTGGTTTAATCTTCGTAGAAGTGTTCCCATTTGTGATATAAACTCCAAGAGTTCCTTTTGCTTTAGCAATTAACGATCTTAAGTTCTGGAGTTCATTGTCTATTTGAGTAAGCTTCTGGAATAAATCTATTGCCACTCCATTTGGATCGAAAAATCCAGAAGAAATTACTGTTGAATTGTGAGCATAGTACTTATCACCGGATGTAAATGAAGTAGACAAGTGTTGGTCTAAACCTTTTGCTTGTAAATCAGCTTGAACCTGAACCAAAGTTTGGTCACTTACATTCTGCTCAATAAATGGAGAGTTATCAATCTGTACAGCAAGATCTGGTGGAAACTCAACCACTATTGAGGTTGACCAATCAGACGTTAAAGGATTAGTTGGCCAGCCTGCTTCAGAAATTGCTTGAACCTGTATTTCTACTTTTTCGCCTTTTGAGATTGCAACGTCCAATTGGTTGATGTTTACTGTGTTGGCATCGCTAACATCTTCAAGCTTCCACACATATGTACCTCTTTTTTGGTCATAAACTTTCTTTCTAAGATCGCTCTTAGTTTGTGTCCAGTTCGAGAATTGACCAGGTTTGCTTACTCCATCATTGTCAACAAAGTCAATTTGAGTTGTACCGTTACTGTTTCCTGTAAGAGAAAGATATCGATATCTGATATTGAATTGAACTATGTTTTGTTCTCCTGTTTTAGGATCAGAAAGGGGTTCTGGAATTGGCCAAAAACCTCTAACTCTATATTTAGGAGCTTCCTTAAGCTCCGGAGTTGTAGTGGTTAAATTATTTAAGTCAGTTATTGTTGTGGCTAAGAGATCAGTTTTTGTTGCCTTTTCTTTAGTTAAAGTTGATATTTTGTCGCTCAACTTTTTGAATTCAGCAGTTGGTGCTTTCTTAGTGGCAGTTGTTGTAAGATCTGAAATCTGTTTTCTTGTTTGATCTATTGCTTTGTCAATAGAAGAGATTTCATTTTTTAAAGAGGTTTTTACCTGTACTTTCTCTTTGAAAAGTTTATTTTCTTTAGAGTCTGTGATCTGTGTATTAACCTGTACAACTTTGAAATTTTCCTGTGCAACAACAGGTGCAGCAGGAGATAATCCAAAAACTGCAGGAATCGTTTTTTCTTTTGCAGCTGCTATGAATGTTTGTCCAAAATCAGAAACTTGGGAATTGTAAAATTCTGCTAAAGTCTTCACACCATCGCTGGTATTGATCTGAAGCTCATTTGACCAAAATGTGATACCAGGACTGTAAGTGCTTGAAGCTACATTGAAGTCACCATCAATCGATTTGAGAAAAATAGCCTGTCTTTCATCAAATCCAACATTTACTTCCACTCTTCTGTTTGATAAGACATTCGATGAAATAGCAAGTGAATCATTTCCAATTCTAATCGGTTCAAATCCAAATAGTCTTCTTAATACAACTGTCGAATCTGAGTTATCAATCGAGGTAATCTCGTATTTGGTACCACCTGTTGTGATAAGTTGATCACCTTTTGTAAGGGTTCTCGAATCTGTAGTTGTTGAAAGAGTATCTGTATATCTTAAAGTGGTAAGTTTATATTTCCTTACAGTATTAGTTGAAGTGACTCCGTTTTGTGTTGTTTGAGTTTCTTCATCAAATATTCTAAGTACACCGAATGAACCTTTGTATCTTAGCGTTCTTAATTCTAAGTCATTAACTTGTTCATCAACAAAATATTGTATGCCTTGACCTTCTAGAGCTGCAATAAAATCTGCATCAGTAAGATCATTTCTGCCTTTAATGTTTGTGTCGAAGTATTGTCTTTGTATGTCAGTCTGAGTGTTTGCAATTATTCTTTTTAGCTGAACGCTTTCAGAATTGTCAGGAATTTGATTTTCAACATCAACTGTAATATAGAGTAAAGGATTTAAGAAAGATTCAAAAAACCAATTATTTCTTGCTCTGAATGTTGCTGGAACTTGAAGACTAGTTGGTGAAGAAGGATCTTTTAAAACAGAAGCTTGATAAATTTTAGAAACAGTACCATCAGATTTTCTAATATTTGCAGTGTTATCCTCAAGTCCTGAAAGAGCTAAAATATTCTGATCCAGTCTATTAATCTCAGATTTCAAAAATCCATAAGATGGAATTTGAATATTTTCTGAAGTGTTATCATCCTTCAGAAATTCAATCTCTACTGAGTCATTAGGAGAAGTTGCAACATCGTTAAGCTTATTAATAATTTCCAGAGAATTTTTCTGTAATCTTAGAAATTGAGCTATTAAAGATGCAAACGAATTTTTGGTACTCGACATTTAAATTATTTTATTTGATCAACTTCGAATGTTAAATTCACATCGTCAGTACAAACTATATCAAAGATAGGCTTATAAGAAGAAGTACTGAATTGTGTATTTAAGAATCCTGCTACTACTACAGAATAAGGAACTCCAGAAGGTGCATTTTTAGGATATTCTCCAAGAGCATCTGTTAATACTACTAAGGAATAATTTCCTAAATCAATCTCATCACTTATCACCAATCTCATAACCTGTCCTTTTTTCCATTTGGTAATTGAGTCATCGATTTTGATAACTATATCATTGGTTGCAGTTATTGAAATTCCGTTATTCTTATGCTTAAGATAATTTGTATAGATTTCTAATCCTACTGTGTTACCAGCTACAGGATTGATTGTAAATATGGAATTAGGTCCTATATTATAATCCTGTTGTGTGACATCAACTCTTAAGATATTAGGAATTGTTCTATCTACTTGCGTTCCCTTTCCATCTTTCAATAGATCCAAATTATAGGACATATTAATTGATGTTTGATTTTGCAAAATGTCCTGAATATCATCGCTATTTTTCTCAATGAGGAATAAGATATCTTGAGTGTTCTCAAACAGTGCCTGATTTGCCTGTAATGAATTCTCAACAATAGTTAGTCTATTTTTTATTTCATTACTGTCATCAGTATTGATGATAAGGTCCTTTAAGGCAGCAACTTCATCTTGGAGATTCATGATCTCCAAAGTTCTGTCGTTCAAATTCTTGGCAGCATCCTGTAACACAGTTGCAGCATCCATGAATATAGAAAGAGAGAAAGAAGAGTAATCGTTAATTGCTTGTTCTACACCAGTACTTTCAACATCAGTGTCAAACTTTAAATTGATCTTGAAACCATAGGAATTTCCATTGAGTTTGGTTATTGGATCAGGCTTGAACTTATTGAAACTTGGAAGTTTAGCAGCATTTCCAGAAACTGGCTCAGGATCATTAAAGAATAAGATTCCGTAAAGATTTGTTTCTGAATCGGTAGGATTATTAGGATCATACACATCATAATAAATCAGTGCTGCATTAAATTCAAAAGAAACTGTACTTGGTGTTGAATTCCATTCTTCAATAGTTGTAATTCCAACGTAGTTTTGTACTGCCTTGTAAGATGATGGTTCAAAATCAATTTGTACACCATCTAAGTTGCTTCTTTTGTAACTAACTGTAAATCCGCCTAAACCTGTAGCTGCTACATATTTTTCAAGTTCATAGTTTGAGGCATCGAAGAAAGAAGGATCACTGAAATAAGAATTAGCCTCATCTCTTGGAGAGTACCAATTCGAACTGAATGTACCTGTTGCTGATGTGCCACTTACTCCAGGTTCTCCTAAAACGTCCTGGTCGAAAATAGCTAATTTTGGTAGCCCGTTTGGACCATAAACTCCAGAAGCAGAATCTCTTCCTTGAATATACTCTGTATCTAAAGGGTCAGAAGGATTGTGAGTCCATGTTCTATCCGGATAGTAATTTTCATCAGCTACGGTTTTGAAAAGAACATAAGGAGTTGCACCATCACTAGTTGGAACGTGAATATAAACCTCAGAATATGCGTTTTCTGAATTTTGTACAGAATTTACAACGTCAATTTCTCCGATATATTGGACTAATCTTTCATATCTTGGAGTAGGAGTTCCATTACCAGTTAAATATGTGTCTTCTTCTACCCATCTTTTGTCTGAGTATGGAAAACCATTAACTGTACTTGTTGTTACTTGGTCAAGAGTGGAAACCACTTCATTAGAATTGGCTGCTCTATAACGGATTCCTCCTAATTCTTTTACCCATTTCCAAAAAACTCTTTCCGAAACGTTTCTTTTTAACTCCGCATTATAATTTGCATCAGAAATAACAGTGCTTTCTAAATTCAAACAATAGTTTTGGAAAGAAATTTCTGCAGACGGACTTAAATTATTCGGGTTTGACAGAATAAAATCTCCATAAGCAGCATCTAAGAATGTCGTATCAATAGCATCGAACTGAAACGAGTTTTCCCCATAAGTTGGACTTCCGAATTCAGGAAGTTTAAGAAGAGCATATTTTGAGAACTTAAATTTCTTTAATGAATTATTAAAGGTAAGTGATAAATCCTCTGCAGCAGAAGAGAAGGTATAAAATGTACCTCCCTGAACTGATATGGGTCTTATAAAAGGGGTTTTTGCCATTAAATGCTATTAATTAGAAGTTCCAGTTTGATGTGGCTGATAGAACGACCCATGATCCCTTTTCAGAGGCATCAGATTGAGCTATTCTAGGTTCCCACATGAGGGTAAGTGCAGATTTGTACTGATTTGCAGTGGTTGTGAATTCTGGCGATGTATATTGTCCATCAGCAGTATTGAATCCAGTATAGTATTGTAAACCTGGTCCAGTAACTCCAGTTGCTATTGAGCCACTTGAGGTTGCTGTGTCTATTAAAGTAACAGTAAATCCTGCAGGAATATCGGAAGCTGTAGCTCCTGATCCTGTTGTTGCATAAAAGAAAAATCCAGTGGTAAATCCTGCATCACCCGGTGCAGATGAAACATAATCGGATTGAATATAAATCACATTTTCAGTCAATGTTAACTGATAAGGATTTGAGTATGTTCCTGTTACGCCTGCTCCGGGAGCAGCTGGGAATACTGTTGTAGATCCAACTGAAGCTTTTCTGTTTGTGTTTACTACGCTACCAGAAGCTCCGAAAGTTAGTGCTCCGTCCATAATTGCTTTTGCCTGGAAGGTAGCAGTTGCACCAAACGTAGCAGAACCTGTTGCTGAAAAGGCATTCGATTGAAGCACATTTGAGAAAATACCAGTGGCACCAGCAATCGTATTAGAAGCTACCATAAAACCAGCACTTGCTCCAGTTCCATAAATTTGAATAGTTGGAGATCCTGCTGAAGGCATGACCATACTATTGGAAAGGAAGGACTTAGCCTTGATTTGACCGCTGGAAGCTGAAGAAACGTCTATCGATCCAGTTAAAACATTAATGTTAAAAGTGTCTTCTAAATCATTATAAGCGTTCTCTAATAGTAAAAAATTAGCATTAATTGTAAGTCTTGAACCCGAAATAGAATCGGTTCCAAGGATTTCATTGATTGTTACTGCCATTTGGGATTTCTTTTTTTGATATATATCCTGTACTAATCAAGATAGGAAAAGACAGGCATTTTATTAAACAGCAAAATGCTAAGTAGTTTCTTAGAAAAAAAGAGTTTCTTTATGACAACTGAAAACAACTGGACCCAGAAAAGAAAACCTAAAAATCCTATTAAATTCAAGATCACTCTAAACGACGAACAGAAAGAAGCAAAAAGAATTATTCTAGAAAATCCTGTAAATGTTCTTAAGGGAGCAGCAGGATCTGGTAAGACACTTTTGGCTGTTCAGATAGCTTTAGACTTGTTATTTACTAGAGAGGTAGAAAGAATTGTAATCACCAGACCAACTGTAGCCAAGGAGGATATAGGTTTTTTGCCCGGCGATTTAAAGGAAAAAATGGATCCGTGGTTGGCTCCAATTTATTCAAATTTAGAGATGCTATACGAAAAGGAGAAAATCCAAAAACTCCTAGCTGAAGGGATAATTGAAATATTGCCATTTCCTTTCATGAGAGGTAGAACCCTTGTTAATTCATGTGTGGTAGTTGATGAAGCACAAAACGTCACAATGAACCAGATGGAAATGGTTCTAGGTAGATTAGGAGTCGGTTCTAAGATCATGATTTGTGGGGACACTTCTCAGATAGATCTTAAAAACAAGAAGGAATCGGGATTAGATTTCATGAACACCATCTCTGCAAGAGTAGAAGGAGTTAAGGTTATTTCACTCAAGCAAAACCATAGACATCCAATCGTTCCTTCTATCTTAGACGTTTACAGGGAGTATACAGTTTAAACCTCTAATTCCTGAGATTCTTGTTCAAGATCGAACTTTGATAAAGGTGGAAATCCTAATGTCTTTCTGTTGTCGTAGATTGTACGAATTAGATAGTCGTCTGGATTTACAACTTCAGGAATTAAGTCTCCCGCAAAAGCTTCTTTGTGGTCTATAACACGAACTTTTCCTTTGTGTTGTGTTTCATAAGTGTTTCCGTTTGCGTCTTGTAATTGACAAGAAATGGAATAAAAACCAGGAGTTGTGAATGTCCAAATGAAATATGGAGTTCTTCTAACCTTTACTATTTCTTCACCAGTGTCAGTGTCAGTTAAAACCCATGTGTGGTTTTTCTTTCCAGGAATTAAAGAATCAATTGGATTTATGAAAATGGTTGAAGCCAAAGGGATTTCGAATTCTTCTTGATAGAATCTTTCCTCTTTCCAAGACCAAGAATGTGAACCTAACCAGCTTTGTACAGATCCTATGCTAAGACCTGGATCAAACCTTTCTTTAGGTATTTTCCCAATGAAAGCATCGTTAAGTGTTCCTGGAGGAGTTGCGAGGTAGGGGGAGAAATCCGCATTGCCTCTAAATAGTCCAGTGATGTAAACATTTTCTTCGTCGTCAAGAATAAGATCTGCTCCAGAATCACTATTGACCCCACCTGCAGTTACAATGTCTATCAATAATCCATCCTTGTTGAATTTGGTCAAGTAAATATCAGATCCACCCCTAGAAACAACAGTATCTGGTGAAAAATATGCTGTAGTTGTGAAGGATCCAGTAATATAAACATTCTCTTGGGAATCACTTTCTATGTCAAAAGCAAAATCCCCAGAAGCTCCTCCACACATTTTCATCCAAATCAATTTACCAGTTGATAGAAGCTTAATGACAAAAATATCTGATGAAGAAGAGAAAGAAGAAATAGATTGACCTTCCAATTCAAGTGTTCCTGTAAATGCTCCAGTTACCAAAAGATGTCCATTTGGATCTAATGTGATTGAATTTGTAGAAATCGATGTGGTTGGTGTTGCAGCCAAAGACTCGGCCCAAAGACACGTTCCACTTCCTGCATCAAATTTTGCAAGGAACATATCAGTAGATCCAACATTTGTAAGTTCGATTCCACCTAAGTCTATAATTCCTGAAAATATTCCTGAGCAATAAACGTATTCTTCGTTAAGTACTGCGATTTCAAAAACTCTTGATATACTTGATGACTCAATTTGCTTGACCCAGACATAATCAAAATTGAAGTCAAGTTTAGCGATGAATCCATTAGAATTGGTTGCAGTTAATGTGAATGGCCCAAAGTTAACTGTACCTCTAAAGCTACCACATATATAAACGTTCTCATATTTGTCAGTTTTAACATCGAAAATAAATCTTGTGCTAGGAACTGATATTGTTAAAGAATTAAGCTGTACACCATCCGGACTTATCTTAACTAATTCTAAGGTTGATGATAGTTGATCCTCATATACAACATACAAATTGTTGTAAGCATCTGTTGTTACAGATCTAGAGGTTATTAAGTTTCCTGGGCTATTAAGAGAAATTGCCCATTGTAAAACCCCTACCTTATTATACTTAGTGACGTAAACACTTTGCGAGGATTCAGTAAGAGTGACTGTGGAAATATTGCTTTTTTCTCCCAAAGTTATTGTTCCTCTGAAATCTCCTATGCCTATAATAAAGCCTTCAGAATCAACTGTAAGTTTAACTCCCTGGTCATTAAAATTACTTCCAAGTGTTACTACCCATTCGAAATTTTGGAATAAATCATTTGATTTTTTCTGCAGAATTCTTTCTATTTGAGCGTTTCTCCAGTAACTTTCCTTAGTCGCTTTTCCGCTAATAATATCTCTAAGTGGTGCATATAAGAAGGTATCATTTAAATTTAGAGAAGGGAATTGGTTTTTCAAACTTTCTAATGAATACCTCTGCCAAGTTGGTTTATACCAAGAATATCTGTCAACAGAAGGAATTTCTGGTCTAACTATATTGGAATCTAAAGTGATGTTGTCATAGAACGGACCAACTAAGAAATTGAATCCTATTTGGTTGTTTCCTATAGCAGAATTGTAAACATATTTTATTTTAGGAAGGGGCGTCGATGTTTCGTGATAAACAAAATCCCAACCATTTGTTCCACTAAACTTAGATGTAGCGTGAATGTGAGGAATAATATAATCTAACTTACCTATTTCTCCAGCTAAAGTTGTAAATATTAAATTTCTAGGGAAAGTTGTTTCTCCATTCTTAATAGTTTTCCAGGGTGCTGAAAGAGCAGATTTTCCGTAAACATTTGGACAAGGATCAATAGGAGTTGATCCATCGTTTCTATATAGAACCTGAGTGAAGAAGTAACCATCAAAGAAATAAAGCTCAGATGAAGAAGGTGCTGTTTCAATAGCAAACCAGATATTTCCGTTGCCTGTTTCAACTATGTTTGTAAAGTTACCAACAGAAATCTCAGGATTAGTTGAATTGTTCCAAACTGCCCATCTTTCCTCGTCCCAATAAGCTAATCCGTTATCAGTTCCTATCCATTTATGATTTAGTGAATCGAGTTCAATTGAATAAACATCATTAGAAGGAATACCAGAACTGGATGTATTGAAGTTTCTGAAGTTAACCCCATCAAATCTAATAAGTCCAGCATTTTCAGTAGCTATCCATAAATACCATTTAGTGAATGAATAATATTCCAGTCGTAAATCTCTAATAATATCATCACCAAGATCTGAATTGGAAGGAGTAAAGAGTTTCCAAGATTTTCCAAATCCATCATAGTAAAGAAGTCCATTATAGGAAGGTGATGTATTTGAAATAAAAGCTGCAAAAATATCCCCTGATTGTGGATTAATCTCAATAACTTTAATACTTGAGTTAGCATCTGGACAAACCATATTCCCCTGATTGTCTATGAATTCTGTTAAATCATAAGCATAATTTTCTTCTGGAGCATTGTCATTTATTTTAACCAGAGGTTTGTCAGTGTTCTCAACACCTATCCATTTAACATCATTGCTATCGATTTTGATGCAATTAGTTTGTACCGCTATTCCAGGAATAGGACTGTTAGTACTATTGTATGTTTCGAAATTGGCACCATCAAATCTGATTAAATCCTCTCCCGTAACCCAAATATCCCCATCACCGTCCCAAGCAATTCCTGTTGGTTCAATTATAACTGGTGAATATGAAGGAATAGCCCAGAAGTTCGATGTCACATTTCTTGGCCCTGGAGTTGTAGTGATATCAGGAGAAATGAGGTTTCCTTCAGGATCTTCTGGTAATTCAGAATATCCTCTTACCACATAATCAAATCTTTGTATGTTTTCGTCTTCTGACAAATTCAATTGATTAGCAGCTTCGAAAAGATCTAGGTATGAATTTCCGGGCGAATCAGTCTCAGTAAAGACAATACCATTGGTTTGTTCAGAAACTCTTACTCTATCTCCATATTGCAGAGAATAGAGATCGAATCCGCCCAACCAGTCGTTGTGATAATCATACATGTCCCAAGTGTGGGCATATGCTTTTGCAAACTCGAAATCTTCGAAGGTGTCCCAGCAAAGTTTTTTCGTTCCCCAATATTTCATTTCTGCTTTCGGAAGTGCCCCGAAATCATATTCAACATACTCTTCAGTTTGATTAGAACCTCCAGAGAATGTTGTTGATAATGGAGATGCATGGATTGATCCAGAGACCTGCACTACTAAGCTCTTACCATTCCATAGTGATCCTGAGTCATTAGGAGCTTGTATAACGAATGTTTTATCACCTGAAGTGATTATTGAATCAGTTAAGCTAATGATCTTGTATTTGGGCTGTAATACAGAATTATTAATGGCACTGTATATTACACTGGATGTTGATTCAATATCTCCTTGAAAATTACAATCAGCAATCTTAATTGAATCAGCAAATATTTTTATATTTCCTGGACCAAAAGCAGAGCCACCACTAATGGGAGTTATTACAATTTCTGGAATCTGGAAAGTTGTTGATGAAAGAACATTGATTACAAACTGTCCATAGGGATCATCTGAAGAATCTAAAATCCAAACAGTGTCACCTGTTGTGTATCCATGAGCAGATGTTGTTGTAACAACTGCAAGGGAGTAACCTCCATCAACTAATGTGCTTTCGATTGTTGAAACAGCAACTGAATCCACTCCCATCTCAAAAGTTGTTGTGGCTTTAACTTCTGCTATTTTAGAAAGTACCTCACAACTTTGACCCTCATTGAAGTTATTTGAATATTCAGGGAAATTTTGGATAAAGTCAGAAATAAGACTTGTTTCGTCCGTGTTTTCAACAGGCCAGATCCATTGTGATGGATAACTTTCCCATTTCAAAGGCATATTTTCCCAATCGTACTTTTCAGATTGTCTAAACCTAGTTATGGTGTTCAATTCAATCTCTCTTTTTCCGACAGTGATTACGCTTCTTTTAATGCCTAACGAAATGGAATTTAAAGTGTCCCAAACTCTACACTTGACATTATAATCTCCAGTATAAGGAAGAAAGTGAACTATTGTTTCTAATTCAGGAAGACCCCCTCTAATTTGGAAATAATAAGGTCTATCATCTTCTTTGTAAATTGTCCACTCAATTTCATAAAAATCTAAGTAAGGTAACCTTGACCAAGAGTAAAATCCTCCCGAATTTACATAGTTTTGGAAGTAAGTAAAACTATAGGAAGAGAAAGTCAAATTGGTAGGACTAACATTCCAGCTCGAATAGCTTCCTGATCCTCTGGTGCTTATTACCTGAATAGTTATTAAACCAGTAGCGGTGTCATACCCACCAGGAATAACATATCCCAAACAAAGATTACCAGGGGAAGTATCAGATTCAACTCTAACAAACACATTATCTGAAGAAGCAGAAAACCAATCGTTTCCAGAACCGATATTAAGTAAAAGAGTTTGTGGAAAGGTATAGCTTAATTCAAAACTTGTGGCTGATGTTACTGTTTGAAAAGGAGTACCAGGATTGCTTTGAATGGTTCCAGTGTAACTTGCTATGTCAAATAAATCTGTTGTGATAGTTGGATCTAAAGTTTCCCAAGTAGCACTTATTTCGTCCCAGGCCAGATCAAAAGTTGAATCAGTTATAATCACTGGGCAACCAGCAGGCAAAACGTGTTCGGTACCAGACGAGAACAATTGATAACCTGGATAATCATAATCCCCGTCTCCTAAGAATTTAGGCATTGTTCCTTCTTCAACATCTTGATAGTAAGATTCTATCGCAGTTTTAAACGGTGCAATAGAAGGTACTGGATATTCTTGAAAAAATGAATAAGGATCTACTGTGTTACCATAATAGCTTATTCCTAGCTCAGTTCCATTGATATTAGGATAAAGAAGAGATTCCTGGTTGGGTTTTGTATAAAAAACTCTTAGGTCCTCGATGTATCCCTTTTCTGGAAATACTGTGAAGTCTACCTTTATTCCAGATTTAATTTCACTTATTCCAAGTTGATCAACCCAACCCCTGGTTTTGTAAATGTTAAAATAAACACCTTCACCTGTGATGTCTACTATTCTTGCATTGAGAGGTAAATAGTCTCTTTTCAAACGCTCTTTGAGACCGAAAAGTTTTATAAGAACTTCTTCAGGGCTAAATAAGAAAGCATCCTCAACAACAGGATACCCAAACTCGTCTTCGTCTACTGAATCATTAACTCTATTGATGTCATAAAAAAGTCCAAAAAGTGAAGTCTTTTTAAATGATTTGGACGGAAATAGTTGTTCATACTGTTTCTTGAGACCAAAAGACCCATCAGGTTTTTTTCCATAGATCTCAACTTGCTTGAATTTCCCCTCATTTTCGTCTTTCAATAAACTGCTTATGAGAGAAAGAGAATCTTGTCCTTGTAAGTTCTTTGTGGCTAACTGCTTTAAGATTTGTGAATTCTGCTGTAAAGGAGTAAGTACTGAAGCAGAATCTTTCTTAATATTTAGCCAATATTCTTTAATTCTAAGATCATAGTATCCAAAGAACTTAATAGCATTAAATAAGGATTTATATGAGCCAAGGTAAGGAAATATACTTTCTCCTGTTAAAAGAAGTTCCTTTCTTTTTTCGTTTATAATTTTAAAATCAGGAAGAGGTTCTTTAATGTCAGTTTCTCTAACAATAAAAGAATCTTCAGCAATAAAAGACCTTCCAAAATTGTCAAGTAGAACACCTAATCTTGAATCCTCTCCCTCAACTTCTCCGTGAAAATTCACTCTAAGAATTGTAACAGGATTATCAGGATCTGTATAGTCTTCTAAAATTAATACTCTATCATATACACCCTCATTATCAGAATTGAGAGCAATATTGATCTGCATTGAAGAAGAAGTGATTTCGGATGTAACCACTAGTCCTGAAGGAGATGATATCACATCACCAGGAACAACTTCAGGGAAAAACTCTACATTATCTGCTTCAACTAAAATTGGTGCATCTAAGTTTCCGTCTACACCTAATTCATAAGTGTAGATAATAGAAGAAACATCAACCTTTCCATCATAATCTGATTCCCATTTAGTTCTCCAAACAGGAGTTCCTGGGCTAACACCATAGCTGTGAGGAAATCCATATTTTGTCTCAGAAAGATTATCCAGGAATTTTTCGATAACAAAAATGTGTTCGATTTCAAAAAGCTTTTCTGAAACCAAGGGGAATAATACAGATCCTTCCCAATAATCTCCATTCCATTCGAAATTATATTGCTCTCCCTGTTTATCGAAAAATAATAGATTCTGATTAACCATCTTACCTTACATACTTATTGTTTTTAGGAACTGTATAATTTATATAGTTCTTAATATATTTCGTAGATTCAAATAGTTGATGTACTACCCTTTCAATACTGCTTAGTATCAACATTCTGGACTCATCTCCTTGTAGAATTTGATTGGATAATGTTTTCTCAAAAATCTTACCCTCATAATCAAATCCAACATTGGATCTAATCTCGTTTTGAGATCTTATAAACTCATACCAGCTGGGTTTGTTTGTCATAGTTAGTTAGTTGTTTTTAAAGAGTTTTTAAGTATTGTATTAACTTTAGTGTTGTATGTCACAGGAACTATAGATCTAACATCTACATTGACAGAAGATAAAGTTTGCATACTAGCTCCATAATCGTAATAAATACCATTTCTGTCATCCCATCCTCCAGAGATAACCACTATTTCATCTTTACCTATCACAATATCACCAAATTCATCGAAACCTATATCAGGTGCATTTGGATTACCTGCTTTTGCTGCTTCATTTCTTTGTCCAACAAAATATAAAGATACTGAGTCTATTCCCTCTATGCCTTCTATAGCTGCAACAAGGTCAGATCTTGGTATTTTATCTCTTCTTCTTATGTTCAAGAAATAATCACTCAAAACGTTGGTGATTTCTGTCTTGATTGTATCTGGATCGTTTCCTTCGAAGATCGTGATTGCAATGTTTACCACGTATTTAATAATTACTGGATCTAAAATCTTAGCTACTGTGGTAACTATTTTTTGTCCACTTTCATCAAGCAACTGATAGATTCGATCAATTTGTGGTTTTGTTAATTTGAATCTAGTCAATGGAATATCAAAATACGTCTCGTTGCTTTTGAGTGTTAATTGGATATCTGGTACTAAAATCAAATAGATTATATTGTCATCGTCGATATATTGGTCATTGAAAGTTGTAAATGCTTCAATGATTGAAAACTGACCAAACTTTTCAAAGAAAGTAATATAGTTGGTTGGATTGGCAAGAACAAAGCTTCTAGAAGTTTTTGGAGCAATGAGTCTTGTTAAATCTACTGATTCCTGGTTAGCTCCTAATTGTGGAGCAATCGTGCAAGTTACTCCTAAGAAATCTTGAAGAGTAATTGTTCTTCCGAAAAGATCTGTACCATCGGAGTCAAATCTGAAAATGACCTTTGAAGAATCCTCAACAAGGATATTTCCAAATGCACCTGTGGATTCTAAATAATCAACCTCAATAATAGCACCAGCAGGTGGAGGAAACCCAAAATCTACAGTTCCAAAGAAAATATCTATTCCTGAGATCAAAGAACTCTTTACTAAATAGCCTTTGGCATTTCTTGGAATGTCATATAAGGAATCATACTTTTTCCATTCTTCCCCATTCACTCTAACAGCAACCTCAAAATTTTCTATACTTGAAGTACCACGGGAAGAAATGTTGTAACTTTGTAAACGTGTTCCATCAGCAGTATACTGGTTCGTATTAAGTGTTCCTTCCACCATAGAACAAATAATTTTCGAAGTTGCATCTAAGTTTAATCTTAGGTATTCCTGATTCAATTTGATGAGATAAGTTTTTCCGTTATTTACACATCTAATCTGGGAGTTATTCGGGAGCAGAATTGCTCCACCTCCTATTTGTTCAAATCCTTTTCCGTTCCATGTGATAACCACTTCACCCTTTGCAGAAATTGCTCTAGTTGGGTTGTGTCCAGCTAAAGTTGCAAGGCCATAAATTGAAGATTCTCTTGTTGCCTGATTGATATTTAATTCAGTAATCGAATCCTCTATAAAAAACAGAATAAGCTGGCTAAGGTTTTCTAAAACGAAAATAATCTGTCCCCAAACTGAAGCAACAGTAAATAGCTGCTCAGACATTGAATATCTAGCTTGAATAAGGTCGAAGGTTTGACTTAATAAATCACCTATCTTCGCTCTATTTTTCTGTAATAAATCCATCTTAAATTATTTTAATTCCAAGTATTGGGTTGCCTTTTATTGCAAAATCAATCACACATGAGTCTCTGGTGTCTCCCTTAAAGAAACCCACAGTGAAATCAACGTCATAGATTGAACCTGCTAAAGGAACATAGGTCATTAAATGTATTCTGATTGCCCTTTCTAAAGTTGCTTGGTCCACACCAAACTCGAAAAGTAAACCTTCTAGATCTATCCCAAAATAAGGATCTCCAAGAACCTCTCCTGGAGTAGTCATCATACACTGTTTAATCATACCAATTAGAATCTCAACAGAGTCATCAGTATGGAGTTGTCCAGATTTATAATTAGGATCATCAGGATTTCTAGGATAAATTTCTGAGTACCTTGCCATGTTGTTCTATATATCAGAACTAATTAAACCAACATTAATTGACATCGGCACCAACTATAAGAATTTTTTTGATTAATTGATCTTTCTTTGTCGCACTCCAGAAATCATAATTATAATTTTCCCAGCCTGGAAGCTTACTCTTCATACTAAAAATTGTGGCTTTATTCCAGTAAACATTCAGTAAATTTTTATCATTTTTCATCCAGTAATCTCCCTCGGATAGGTTAAGGACTGAAAGATTTCTAATTTCTAAATTCAAATAGAGCATTTCGGGAAAGGTTAAAAATCTTGCAGAATTTCCAAATTCTCTAATTTTTTTCTCGCTTTCTTCTAGGTTTAAGAAAAAGTACTCTGGAAATATTTCAAAGCCTCCTAAATTCAGAAAATTACTCATTCATTATATATTCAAAAAATGAAATGGCTATTTTTATTATATCTCTAGATAAGGAAAATTAATTTCAATATCTAATATATAAAGAAAATACACCAAGATATGGGCATACACAATTTTATAGAGGAAACTAAAAAAAGAGATTTTAAAGGGCAAGCTTTTGGACAAGTAATATCAATTATTAAAAGGGATCCAAATTTATTAGAAGAAACAATAAAGGAAACGGAATTTTTGGATCAAGTATATCAGGATATAAGTTTATCACAAAGATTCTATCATTTGTGGTTTAACATAATGGACATCGAAAAATGCCCATATTGTGATGAACACAAAAAATTCTCATTTACTAATAAATTTTCAATAAACCAATATAACAAAAGAGACGCTAATTATTGTGGAACTTGCTGTAAAGATCAATGTAATAAAAAATATAATTTGGATAAAGGGAGAGAAAAATTAATTGAAAAATACGGGACTAAAAATGTATGGGAAATAGAAGGATATAGAGAAAAATTCGAGAAAAATAATATAGAAAAATATGGGGCAAAATATTACACATCAACGGAAGAATTTAAGTTTAAAACTCAGAAAACATTCGAAAAGAAATACGGGGTGCACCCAACAAAATTAGAATCAACTCAGGATAAAATTAAAAAAACAAATGTAGAAAAATATGGGTATTCTCATAGACTAAAAGATCCAATAAAATATGAGGAATATTCTAGGAAATCGTTTCAATACAAAGATTATATCTTTCAGTCAGGAAAGAAAGTAAGGATACAAGGATATGAGAATTTAGCTATAGATCTATTATTAAAAATACACGATGAAGCAAATATAATAATAGAGGATTCTGAGATTGCTCAAGAAACTGGAAAAATAGAGTATAGTAAAGATAGAATCTATTTTCCTGACATCTTTATAAAAACGGAAAATAAGATTATAGAGGTAAAATCTGAATATACCTATGAATGTAATTTAACAGAAAATCTAGAAAAAAAGGATGCTGTATTAGCAAAAAAAATCAATTTTGAATTCTGGATCTTCGACGCTAAAGGGAATTTGAGAATTATATAACTGATCCGTTATTACCCTTTTAATTCCATTGCAGGAACCAAGAACTTGTGTTCTCGTCTCTAATCATGTTAAGAATTTCTGTTTTTTCAGTTGTTCCTAGCGACTGGATATTGTTGTAATTAACTCTAACACCTCCTGGGAGATTGTATTCGAATGTTCCCAATAATCTACCAATGTTGATCTTTGCTTCTGCTAAGACATATCTTACAAAAAGCTCATCATCATAAAGACTTTCTTCAGGAATAGCTATGTAAGCTCTAACCCCTACATCAATACCAGTATAAAGAACTTGGGTTGTTCCTGCTTCAGTTGTGTTAGTTCTAGCAGGATCTCTACCATTAATAGTAAGTTTCTTTGTGTTTTTATTAAAATTAAAAGCAAAGCTTTCTAAAAGATATGCTTTTGCAAGGTCAAAGAAAGAATATAAAACAGTTCTATAAACAAGGTTGTCTCCAACAAATGGAGAAAGCATCAATTCTGACCCTAATAATTTGGAATCACCGAAATCCTTATCCGGTGTTCCTATAAGTCCAGATCCGTTAACTTCTCTTACGTCGTAGACTGAAACCACACAAGAAGGAAGTTGTATTTGTCTTGTTGCTCTAAATGCTGGTGCAGAAAATAATTCCCTACCAAGGACGAATATTCTATCTTCAACAGCATATTGATAGTTGTCGTAAAAATAAGCTCTTGCCCTTTTAATGATCCTTTTGATCTCTTGATCATTTAGGTTGTAAGGCAGAGAACAAGAATGAGAAATCTCATCTTTAACCTCTTGAATTAGATCCTGTTCAGTCATGTTAATTGTTTTGTTTGAAAGATACACCAGGGATTCCAGAAGGTTTAGCATTATTATTACTAAATCTTACTGGCTTTGATAAAGACTCACCATCATTTCTGTCAGGAAATAATCTTTTTCTAGAAGATCCTTTAAGTTTTTTGTCATCCTCAGCATCAGCTACAACTTCTGTTTCTGGAGAAATGGTAGCAAGTTTTCCGATAAATCCAGATCTTATAATTCCTCCGAAGACTTCACAATTTATTTCTTTGTCTTTATTATCAATGTAGGTTTCATGAATAGCATTACTAAACATGATATCAGAGTGCATAATTTTTGAATTATAAACCTCGTTACCTGCAATCAAATCACAATCTTCAAGAGAGCAATTGTTCAACTTAGTAGAAAATAATCTACAGTTGAAAAGGTTGCCTGTGATTTCAGATTCAAGAATATCGTAGTCCTTAAGCAAATAAGCTTTGGCTGTTTTAATATCCTTGATTTGGAATTTTCCAAGGTTGCTATCGTAGTTCAATTGTCCCTCTTTGATTCCATTTTCAACGATCAAATCATAAAGAACATCCCTTATGTTTAGGAAAAAAGATCTTAGTATTTGAGGATCAGATCTTAAATCAATCATCACCTGTAAGTGTGGATAATTTTTCTGGAAAGCATCCGGATTTATGAAGGTTGATGAACTTTTATAAATTTCGTTCAAGAATGTTTTCAATATCTTCAAATCATTCTGAGTGAATATGTTGTTAGATTGTAAAGTCTGTATAGTGTAAGTTGCTACATAATCTATGACTTCCTTAATCTGTGTATATTTTCTCTGATAATCTTTTCCTCCTAGGTATCGTACCTCAAAATAGCCATCGCTTAATTTCAAGAAATTTATTCCCATATTCTTCTCTACTGGGACTTCAAAAAGGTTCTTATCAATAAATGACAGTGTTGATGGATCTACAAATTTATTAGAAGGAATAACCCTTTTTATAGATTTAGCATAAAGAGAGTTTGCTCTCTCAGCAAACGATTTGTAAACTATATTCTCATCAAATCCCAATACAAATTTAAGTATATTGAGTTGGGAAACTGGAGGTATTTCCGGATAAATTGAGGTGTCAATATCGATCCCAAATTGGAAAGCACATTTTTTATCAGTGTAACCATAAAGATCGATCCACTTCAAAGTTCTGATAAGAATAGGGATAGCTTCGTAGTAAGGAAGTGGACCTGTGATTAGTTCCACCATCTTAGATCCACCAGAATAATCTGGCTCTAATTTGAAAATATCGGCAGAAGGCTTAAGCTTCGAATGATATTTGTTTAGAACTACTATTTTTTTTCCTAATTCCTTACCCAGATTTTGAGCAATTTCTTCTCTATTCAAGTTGCTATAGAACTCAAATTCAAAACCAAGCTTCACTGAATAAAAAAAATTGCTTTTATTTAAATCCATGTTTTATATATTCTTAAACTAGAAAATAAAGTTCTAGCACTGGGAACAAAAAAAGAGTTTTACTTATTTATCACAAGTAAAACTCTTATTATAATTTGGAATTATTAAAGGATTAAACCTCCGCTAATTGTATTTTGAAGGAGGATAAGTCAACGTTCGAAACCGAGCAGTTCACAAATTGACCAACCTCATACTCTTTAATTGACTTCATTAATCTTTCTCTTTCGATCAATCCATTGAGACCATTTTCTAGCTTAACAAAAGCACCGAAAGTCTTGATTTTTGTGATTTCAGCTTTATAAGTTTTAAGCTGTGTGTCATCCCCAACTACTTCAGAAGAAGAATCTTTAAGCTCCTGAATGCTTTTAAGTTTCTCGTTTGGCTCAGTAACCGATAGAGTAATCCTTTGTGGATTCTTAATGTCAGTTACAAAGAAAGTTACGGGGTCTCCAGTCTTCAGACTTTGGAGTTTAGCAGAGTTAGCTTCGTCAAAAGGAATAATACCAGTGAATATTTCATCCCATTCAACAAACACACCGTTACCAGAAGCACCTGTAACTATACCATCATACTTGTTAGAGAAAGAAAGTTTTTGAACCTCCCCGTCAATAATTTTTCTCAAGTACTTTTTAAATGATACTACGAAAATGTCTCTTTTCTGATCATAAATCTCAACCATTACAGTGAGTTCTTTTCCAACATAATCTGCAAAATTCATGATTCTGTTTGCAGCAGCTAAGCTTCCGGGTAAGAAACATTGAATTCCTGAAAGATCGACCATAAATCCACCGTTACAAACTTCTTTTACTTTAACTTTGAAAGCACAATTATCATCCTTGATTGCTCTATGAAGTTCAGACTTAAGAGCTTTTTCGTATCCTGCTGAAACAGAACCATAAAAAGCACCTGAAGGATCTTTATGTACAACAACTTCTAAAACCTGTCCCTCTGACATTTCGATCAAAGGATATCCTAATTTCGTAAGACTTTTTTGTTCTTTGTTTGTATCGATAACAATGCTTTGACCAAACTGAGTCTCCCCAAGAGCTATGCCTTTTTCTGTGTCGTATCTGCTAATAATAACTCTAGTTGAGGAGTTATTTTTTAAATCCTTACCTTCTGTTTGGTTGATATCCTGTGGTAATGATTTCTCGTATAGTTTTTCTAGTACATCTCTTTCACTTTCATCGTAATCGAAGTACGTGTAATTGTTCCTTTTCATTAATTTTTTGGTTTGTTGATTTTTTTAGTAGATAATTGGATTTAAATTTCCAATTTTTTTAATATTTTTTTACATTAAATGCTTTTTGTAATTCGGAAGGGAGTTCAGGAATTGGATAAACTGGATCAGCTGCACCTAAGAAGAATTTAAATAGTCCAGAAACATCAGCTGCACTTCTTAAAAATTCATCGATATAGACAACATAATAAGCGTTTTTAAGGCTCATTCTTCTCCATGAGGGATGGTCATCTGATAAGATGATTGGATTAATTAAGTTTATAACATTTCTTCCTAATAATACTGTAAGTGGCCATGGAATTTTGGTAAGTATATTCGAAGACAATTCAACTGCAGGATTTACTATATTTCCAAGTAGTGGGGATTTTGGCAAACCCTTAAAGTATTTCCAGAATAAGCTGTAAACTATTCTTGCAGGAGGGGGTGCACCCATTCCAATTAGGGCTTGTTCTATCATGTCGGTAGGTCGAGCTTTTGGTATAACTGGAATTTGTGTCAGATTTAAAAAATCAGGGATATTTGGAGACTCTGGATTTAAACTCTCTCTAACTAAATTCCTAGCTATTTTCTGAATATCCTGCGGATTTAAATTTGTAAACTTAGGAGAATCTATATTATCAATTTCAGGAAGCAGTTGCTCTAATAAACCTCCATCTAATAAGGATGTTACTGTTTCAATAATAAAATTCTTAATTATAGTACCAGGTATAGTTACCTGAATTATTCCACCTAAACCTTGTGTTTGTGAAACTTGATCTTGTTTGGGAGGGAAAACTGTAGGGATTTCAAAAGCTGAGATAGCATTACCAAAACCTCCATTAAGTGATTCCAAGCAACAATACGGACCTTCGGGATGCGGAAAATCAGAAACTAAAGGTTCTTCAAGGTCCAGAGGTCTTTCGGGATCAAATGGACCCCTTCTAGAAAGTCCTAATTTTTTCGATATTAATTTTTTTAAATCCTTAACTCTTATAACTAGAATTGGATTTTCTCCATCATACCTAACATATCTTGAGAAGTCCTCTCTTGAATATATTATTTTAGACATACCCTCCATAATCCTTAGGTACATCGCAGTAAGAAGAGGATTTTTAATTTTAATAATTTTGAGAGGAACAGGTGCAATATTTGAAACTTGAACAGGAGGAAACACAAAAGGTCCTTGTTTTTCACAATCATCAATTATTGAAAATGCTCCCTTTCTAACTTTTTTAATTACCGAGAATTTGTTTCCCTTTAGTATAATATGGGTTATTGCAAGAGATGCTGATCTAATTTCTTTAACTAGATCTTCAAATTCTTCCTTTTCCATAGTTCTTGGATCCTTATCTAATCTCAAGAAAATTTTATTCGGATTCGAAACGTTTAAGTTGTCCAAAATATATTTGGGTGGAGAAGGTACTTTGATTAATTTAAGAACCTCCCTCATTTCGTCTTTGAAGTTAATACTGTCCCCACACTTTAACGGTACAAAACTAGCTTTCATATCCTTAAGAATTCTCAAAGACTTAACTATTCCAGGAACGTCGATTTTAAGCTTGTCTTTATCCTGTGGGTAATAAATGGATTTAGGATTAGGTATCCCTGTTTTTAAATAATCCTTTATTACAGTTTTAAGAGTTTCCTTCCTTTGTGCAATTATTAATTCCAACTGCTCTCTTTCTTCATCCACGTTTGGCTGAGGAACGTCCAGCAGTGCTGCTTTTTTGTCATACTCTTTCCTTTTTGATAAAATCGAATTCTTAAGGTCTATTTCTCTTTGTTGTGCTTCCCTTAAAGCTTCAATATTACCAGGAGGAGGAACACTGTCAAAAATTTTTGTCAGATTAGTTTGAAGATCACTAAGAATCCTATTTGGAGAATCCACGTCATCTTGTCCAAAACCTGGGAGTGGAATAAGTTTATCAGGAATACCAAAAGAAAGAATCTGCTTGATTTTTTCAAGAGGGTCTTTAAGTTCAGGATCAGATTTTCTTGGGATAAATCTTGGACCTCTGATTCCTGTTAAGAATAAAGAACTTCCAGTTATAAACTCCTTTAAGTACACTAGAGGAGTAGGCATAAAACCTCCAATAAATGGAATGAAAATTACGATTACTCCTAAATTAAGTGGAAGTGGAATAATAATAGGATCTACTATTGTCCATATCATAGGCAAAGGGATCCTAATAAAAGGCTGTCCGTCCACAGGATTAGGTACAGGAATAGGAATAAAAGCAGGTGGTAAATAACCAACCGGCCAATATTTTAAACCAAGTCTCACTGATGGTCCTCCAGAAAGAAAGAAACTAGTTTTTTCAATTGGAGGCAATCCATTAGGATACGGCAGTAACCCAACTTTAGTTACATCTTTACAAAACTGTTTCCACCAACATCTTTGAAATATAGTTGGACAGTCCGAACTAGGTGGGGACGATGTTAGATAATTAGCATATTTAAAATCCGATCCAGCTGGACCACAGCATTGCGGTGGACAATTAACTGAATTTCCGTTATCAACGTTTCCTCCATCGCCATCTCCAGCACCACCAGCACCCGCACATTTAAGATCAGAAAACTCCTTATCCAAAGCTTCAGGAGTAAGGGATTGCTCGTTTTCAGTTCTTTTCTGTGCTGCAATGAGCATCAGTTCTTCAATTTGCTCTATCTTTTCTTTGATGTTAGTAAAATTTTCAAATATTCTAATTCCGATAACATCTAATAAAGGCAAAGTGTTTCCTAGTGCATTTCCAGCCTGTCTTGCTAATCCTTTTATTTCATTGAGTTTAGGCTCGACATAAACCTGTTTGTTTTGTTGGTATTTAGCATCCCATTTAGGTTTAAAGTTTCCATAGAAATCTGTGAAAACTTCATTAGGTTCGCCATCTGCAGTAAAAGTACCAGGTCTAAGCTTGCTTGGATTCCTAGCATCGTTATCTCCTCTTTCCTGTGGAGAAAAGAAAAGCCAATTTGAGGCAGATTTTTCAATAAGCTCACCATAAAGAATTCCCCTGTCCTCGTTAATCTGGTTTATGATAGTCTGTTTGGATTTATTCGTATTCAATACATCTTCAAAAAATCCGAAAAAATCTCCAACATCAGGAAATCCAGTTTTAAGGTTCACAATTTCTAAGAATTGGTAAGAAGCCAAATATTCCGTGGAATATTCAGCTAATAAACCACCATTACCTGCGTGTTCGTTTCCTAGTTTGATTTTTTCTTGGTCTGGTTCAGGAACTTCCTGCAAAGGATTTGATGGCTCCCCAGTCATAGAAATTTTACCAGGTTTTTTGACATTCTTATAAGGTAAAGGATCTCCTAGATCAGACATGAAAGACACCTTAAATTGAAGTTCAGCCCTGGCCCTGTTAAATTCTGGTCTTGCAAATCGAACAGAAAATTCTTGGATCTTGTTTATAAAAGGGTATCCATCTGTGGCATATTCCTCGTTACTGCTAGAATATGCAGAGAAAACCCTCTCATTACGTTCAAGTTGAGCACTAGATTGTCCATATAGATCTCCTGAATCACCTGATGTTCCTATGAGCGCAGCTTCTATATCATTAAGGTCTAAATCTCTTCCAGTTCTTGATTGTAGTGTTTCGATATTAGCATTTTTAAGTGCTGTGAGTTCATTTTTTTGGTTTATTAAAGAGTCAACAAAATCTTTTTTAACCAGTATGTTCCTAATCGATTCAATATTAGTTTCAAAAGAAGCTAATCCTTCGTCCAATCGATAAGCTTGTTTTGATTGATCAAAAGCAACCGGAGAGTTTCCTGCTTCGATATTTTCTTTAAATAAGTCCTTTAGGTCTTTCCTTTCAAGTTCAGTATCAGCAAAGGAAAGGTCGAACAGTTTTCGCGTGAAAACTGGATTATTAGAAAGGAAGAGATTATAAACGTTTTCTATATCAGTAACTTCTTGCTGTACTTGTTGTTCCAGAATTGGTTCTTGGTCAGTAAGGGTTAAAATTGAAATTCCAAGTTCGTAATCACTAAGAGATCCTCCATTCGAAAACGGAAATCTTAATTGCCAGGCATCTTGCAAAGACTTTTGGTATTCGAATATGATTTCATAGTGATAAAGAATTTCCTCTAGAAATCTTTCTATAACTTGCCAACGAGCTGTTTCCTTATTTTTTTTATCTATTTTGTTAGACTTTTCTAATGCAGAGTCTATACATGCTTGGATTGCATCAACATCTACATTAGCTGCTGGTGGATCCTCCTGATCAACATTGGATCCTGTCAAGTCATTGGATCCTGTCAAGTCATTTATTCCAGAGAAGTCAAAGGCAGGTGGATCGCAGAATTCTCCAGATATCTCTTCAACATCAGATTTGGTTGATATGATGTCTCCAGTAATTGGATCTTCAGGAAGGCCTGGATCGCAATCATCATTAATGATAGGATCATCTCCATCCGGAAAAAAATTAGCATCATATCCATCTTGTCGATTTGATGCGAATCTTCCCAGTCCTGAAAAGTTTCCATCACTGTCGAATTCCAAACCTGATCCTTCCCTTGAATCATTTTCTGGATCATTCTCTGAATCATTATCAGCATCTCCGTTTAAATCCAGATCTTTAAAATCACATTTTTTAGAATTTTTAAGCTGATCTCCTAGAACTCTATTAATATCACTGAGGGCTTGGTCATTTGTAATCGAAGGTCCTCCAAGTTTAACATGGACAACTCTTTTACCTGACATTATAAATTCCAAAGGAATTTTGTATCCAAGAATATTGAGCTCTCTTTTTTTCTTTGCACCTGAATTTGAGGGTTTTCCAAGTACTAGAGGATCAAGATTGTCGAACAAAGATTCGTTTGTCTTCTCTAAAAATTTGGGGTCCTTTTGTCCAAGAAATTTCACAATACCTGTTGAAGAAATATCCCGTTCTTTTTTGAAAGTTGGAATATTTGTTTGCACGCCCAAATCATCCACTATAAAGGTCTTTTCGTCTAAACTACCAGAGTTTTTGAGTTCTTCGTATAAGTCCCTGTTTTCAGTCTTTAATGATTCCAACAGAATTTGAGAATATAAAGAATCACCTTCATATTTACACGCCAGGTCTTCTATTTTAGAAAGAGGAATAGGTGGTGGTCCTGGCTCAAGACTTTTAATAAGTTCCTCTACTTCTTTTTCAGATTTTTCAAGTTCTTTATTGAATCCTTCCTCTGATTGTAAATCCTCGTAAGGTAAATCAATTTGTTGACCAGTAATTGTTTGTACTATTTGCTCAGTAGTAAGATTTTCAAAATCTTGACCAAGTAAATCATCTATTCTTGATTCTATACTTTCAGATGCCATTGTTATCCTCCTGTTGCTCCTGTTCCTCCAGTAGCAGAACTAGGTAAAGATACAGGTTGGCTATTTTGTGCTGGGACTGTAGGAAGGTCTGGTAAGTTTTCCCTTGTTACCCTTACTGTCTGACTAGTTGCAAGCTGTTCAAAGCTTTGTGCTAATGTGGAACTTACACCAGGTGTTACTGGAAGTTTAGCATCTACTGCGATGGCTAACTTCTTCAGAAAATCCCAAAGAGGCTCAGCACAAATCGCTGAGAAAACCGGGGAATGTCCGAGGTTGGTAGTTTTTCCGTCCATCCAAACTTCCTCAGAAGAATGCTTAATTCTAGTAACTGCAGTATTCTCTATCTCTTGGTCAGCATACTTAGTGATTTTACCTCCTTTTAGCTCAATAGACGAAGTATCGTCCGCATGAGTGATCAATATCGAGTTATCGTTTCGAATGATGATTTTGGACTCCTTTAGATCGATTACAAGACCTTTCTCTACAGTGTAATAAATTTTTAATCTCTCGATTCCATCATAAATAAGGGAATGAGCTCCATCGTAACTTGCCCTGATTTCATCGATGAGATCTGGAGAAAGTTCCTGCACTGCTTTGTATTCTGGACTGTAATAGTTGCCATTATTGAATTGGACGTGTACAACTGAACCTAATTTAGGAACAGACATTCTTCCAGATCCTCCACCTAGACCATAACTCATATCAAATCTTTGGTGTGACCAGGGCAAATCCTCATCACCAACCCCATCATAAACTCCGAATATCCTAATTTTTGCTCTGCCTTTAAATTCTGGATCTTTGTTGTCAATTACAACACCTAGAAAGTGAGCAACTTCAATATTACTATCAATTAAATGTTCTCTTGATATCAGTGTCATACTAAATTATAGAATTTTAAATGCTAGGGTTTTCATTGTTATTTGATTTAGGGTAAACTCTTCCAAGGTTTACTGGGGCTGAAGGAGGAACATTATATTCCGCGTTACCAAAAGCTCTTGGGTAAATTCTGTCAGATCCTCCTAAGAGAGATCCAGGTACATTAGCGTAAACGTCCTCATTTGTTGGTGGATATTGTCTTTCTGGTGCAGAGAGCGATGATCCAGGTACTGTAGGGAATTCATCGGGAGCTTTTGCTCCGGGATAAGTTCTTGCTGGTGCACCTAAATCTATTCCTGGAACAGTTGGATAGGAGTCATCGTTGACTGATTCGTACACTCTTCCCAAACCTCCAAGATCCCGACCAGGAACCCCTGTGTATTCATCTTTTGGTGTGACTGGTTTGTATTCTCTGGTAGGTGCTCCTAAGTCTTTTCCAGGCACATCAGGATAAACATCACCATCTGGAGTTTTGTAAACTCTTGCTAGTGCACCAAGTTCCGAACCAGGTACGTTTTTGTATTCATCTTTAGGAGGAGGAGCATTATAAACCCTTTCAGTCCCTCCTAAATCAGGTCCAGGAACTCCCGGGTAAGCATCACCCTTAGGTTCATCATAAATTCTTCCCAGTGGACCTGAATCTTTACCAGGAACTTCAGTGTACTCATCTTTTGGTGGAGGTACTTTATATTGCCTATCAGGTGCTCCCAAGTCGGGTCCAGGAACCCCTGGATATAAGTCACCAGTAGGCTCAGAATATACTCTATCAGGAACACCCAGATCTTTACCAGGTACTCCTTTGAACTCATCACCTGCAGGAGGGCCAGGATAGGCTCTTTCTGGTGCTCCAAGATCTGTGCCTGGGACATCCGGATAAACATCACCTTTTGGTTCTGTATAAGCTCTTAAAGGAACGCCTAAATCTGCACCGGGGACATCTGAATATTCATCATTCCCTTGTACATTTGGATAGAGTCTTTGTGGCGGGCCAAGATCCGATCCAGGTACATTATTATAAAGATCATCATTAAGAGTTGGATAAACTCTTTGAGGAACACCAAGATCTGATCCAGGTACATCGCCATATTCATCAGAGTTTACTGGTGGATATTGTCTATCAGGAACACCTAAATCATTTCCAGGTACGTTTCCGTAAACATCAGAATTTATTGTTGGATAAACTCTCTGTGGAACTCCAAGATCTGGACCAGGAACGTTATTATATTCGTCTGTAGAGACTGTTGGATATTGTCTTTCTGGAGCGCCTAAATCAGTTCCAGGAACGTTGTTGTAAACATCATCTTGAAGATTGGTTGTTCCTGCTCCTGAATTGGGTAAAACATTTCCAAGATTTTGTCCAGCTTGTCCGTTAACATCAGGATACACATCCGAATTTATTGTTGGGTATTGTCTTTCTGTAGGACCTCCAAGTCCTCTAGCTTGTGGCGTGTTGTCCTGGAATGGGTTAGGAACTCCTGCTTGGATAGTGCTCACCAAGCTTTGAACACTGGATAAAGCTTGTCCTGCATTTACACCACCTAATCCGTAAATATTTCCAAGTAACGCTCCCTGAACGATGGATACACCTTGATTAGTTAAATCTGCAACAGTATTGTTAATAAAGTTAGATGCAAGTTCTGCAGCAAACTGTCCTGCATTTCCCCCGGGATCCACAAAAGCATCACCGAATCCAGTGCTGTTAGCGTAATCTGAAAAATTGTAATCTGACTTAGGGTTTTCCCAAAGATCAGAAATAACCATGCTTTTGATGTTATCGTTTTTCTGAATGACATCTGCTAACTGATTGAACTGAATTTTATGATCCCTTACTCTTCCCACGTGTATCTTAAACTTTGTGGAGACTGATTGACCTCCTTTGTTGTCAATTGACGCATAAGAAGGAAATGTTTCATCGAAGTCAAATTCACACTGATCAAATTGGTAAATGAAAGCATAAGGTCCTAAAGTATAAGATCCGAATTTGTCATTTCCCGGATCTTCGGCATTTGTAGATCTTTGTAAAAGTCCTTCTGTATTATTCAACAAACCAGTTTGGCTATTAAAGCTATCTAAAAAGTTAGCTGCTTGTGCTACAGAAGGAATCTGGAAAGGGTTCAGAATATCGTTGATTCCATATGTGAGTTGAATATTTCTTATCTCAGTTACTATCAGCCACATTCTGAACTTTCTGAGATTCTCAGGGAGCATAACTCTGTGGTAAGTGTAGTCATAAATAGCCTTTCGATAAAGTTCTGAAAGACCAAATATTCTCATGTCGATTGATTCTAAACAATCTATGCTTAAAGTTCCTGCCCTTTTTGGAATACTTCCCTTTTTGTGGTAATTTTTGATATCAGTTTTTAAAAGCTGATCTAATCCACTAACATTTTGGAAGTAGTATGGACAATTTTTATTAACGAAATCTAATCCCCTTTTAAAAGCTTCAAGCATTTGCTGTCTTTTCTGAGATCTTTGATATAAAAATTGTTGTGCTCCCATATAGGCAAGAGGGGAGTTAGCGGGAAAGAATCCATAATTTGCTCTGCTGGGAATTTTTCCCTTTGATCCATAAAAATAATCTTGGGAAGTTCCAAATCCTGAATTTGTAAGATTTTGTATATCATTAGATATTCCGGTAATATCTGAAGGATTCTTTCCACTTCTGAGTGCTTCTAATGTTCTTGCCTCAAGATCTCCTGCAGCCGCGTTAATGTTACCAACACCATTAGCTGAATAAGATCTAAATAACGGGGAAGGGGCTAAAAAGGTTTCCTCGTCTATTAAGGAATTGTTCCCAAAGTCGAACATAAACTTGAAATAGATGTAGGTAGGATCTTCTTTCTTTCCGTGTTTCGTAGATGAAATTCCCTTCAGAAATTTCTCTCTCTGGAAATCTATTTTTCTGTTTAAGATATCTCCAGTAGGTAAAACGTTACCAGCTAATCCTGAACCAAAATCCGATATAAAATCTGCCATTTCTTTCTTTTATTTTCCAAATATATCGCTCTTGATGCTTCCTATATCTTCCTGCAAAATCGAAGAAGCATTTTCTACAAGATCATTAAAGTTCGGATCATTCTCTTTAGGATTTAAAGGAGAAGGATCAGAAGCAATTCCAGGATTGAGTGACCATTGCTTTTTGCCTAAAAGCAAAGTTTGGTGCATTCCATCTTTTTTATTGTATTCAATAGTGAAACCAAGTACAACATAATTTCCTGACAAAAAAGTATTCGGTACTCTTTTATCTGGTGGTGGTGCTAATGAGGTTCCGTCACCACCTGCGGCAGTGTATTTTGAATCTCCGGAAATAGTGCTACTTCCCTCTTGAACTATATTAACAGGAAACGTTTGTCCTCTATAAATAAATGGTGTCCAAGCTCTGTTCTTAACCTTAAGAAGAATTTTATAACTATCGTTCCTATTTAAGATATTCTGAACTTGTGCTTGCTGAAAATTTTCATGAACATTATCGAAATAAATTGTTCCAGCGTAAGTGTTTTTAACTTCCTCTTTATAAAGAGATTCACCTAGTCTTCCTTTGTTCAAAGCGTCTCTTGCCCCTAAATCTCTATTTGTAACAGACTCAATTTTATAGCTAACGAACTTATTTTTGGGTTTGTCAGATGTCAGATTGGAGTCGTAAAATTGAAGATTTTGAAAATATCCTATATCATTATTAATTTGTCCAGCATTGTGCTGTAATGACATTGCTGTGATAAATAAAGGGGATTTACTATAGCTCGTTTGGTTTGTTAATAGAATCGGAAACTCAACCTCAGCAGTTTCTGCACCAGGCGCTAAATCTGGAGTGTAGTCCGCTCCATAAGCCATTCTTATCGTTTCGATTGTGGAATTTTGTTCATCAAACTGTTTTTTTAAATTAACAAGATTCAAGTTGTAATATTGATCAATCCAACAATCAAAATAATCTTGTTCTCCTAACCAAGAACTATTGACAATGTGTTTTATTGCGTTTTCGTATTCAGTACTTGGAGAAATCCAAGTCATCGAATCATTTGTTTTTGGTTCATTAGAAGCGTATCCTAGATTTAATTCTTCAGCCATTTTAATTAAAACATCAGAACTTGTTCCTTTGTAAGCTGCAGAATTATGCCTATATAATTTAGGAATTCTAACTTCGCCCTTGACTGTATAAGTTTGGAATCTTCCAGTAGAGGGTTCAAAGTTATTTTCATCACTCACTGTGTTAGCTCTAGAAAAAGGGGAAATGACCTCAGTCACAATGAAGTCCATTCTTATAGGCTTAAACATTTCACCTAAAGCCCTGATATAAATTGAAAATATGTCGCCATCCTTAGGAAAGGATGTGAAAATAAATCTCTCGTCGATCGTTTGAAATCTGAATATTGCGGTGGGTTTGAATCCTGTCATATCCAATTGAAAATATGATAGTCCCTTTACAATAACACTATTAATCCGGATCAGTGGCTCTGCCATACCGAACCACTTCTTCTGGATATTATTTGATTTTTCATCATTTACTTGAGTGTTGCCCTCTTGCGATGAAGTATCAAGCACAGAAAGTTCGTCCAGAAATATATCAGGATTGCGATATTGGAGAATTGCTTTTCTTACATTAAATTCTGCCATAAGTTTTATCTTCTAAAAATGTTTTTCTGTGCAAGTTTCGTTTTAATATCAGTAACAGATACGTTTTTCTTCGCTTTAGTTTTACATTGACCTATATCTGGACCAAATAAAAGTTTTCCATCAGCAACTAGTATTTGTTGTTGACCCTCTTGTAATAAATTAGTCGGAAGTGGAACATCAGCTAAATTCGAAATATTCTTTGAATTAAGGTATTCCAGTCTTTCTTGACTAACTTGTGAAATCTTCTCTTGTAGCTCCTTTCTGAAAGATTTAGCTTTTTGTTTTTGGTTAGTAACTGCTCTACCACTATTGAAAAGATCCCTTACCATTGTTTCCCCAGGAACAGCTAGGATTTCTCCAGATTTCACTGTAAGTGGATTAGAGATATTATTAAGTTTTAATAAGCTTCCTAATTCTGCAGAATTTCCCATATATGAGAGAGCAACTAAGTCAGCTCTCATTTCCGTTTCCTCTGTTACTATTGCAAGTGTTCGCAGAGAGTATCTGATATTTTTGGGATCCCATGATGGTGTCAAAAGATCCACAGATTGAACCTTAGTTTTTGGATTAACAAAAAAAGGTTTAGAGTCTATTATATCAATTGAAAGCATATTGTGTTATTTAGTTGCTGGTATTCCCCAGATTGTTATTTGGTGCCCCTTGCAAGATCAAATTGTCTAGGCTTTGTTCATTTACTCTTAATCCTGAAGTATTAATGTAAGCCTCTGTAGTTTCTGTGCTTTCAACCAATTGGCCTAAGTATAATCTACCATTACCTCTATTGAACATAGATTCCCAATCTCCTCTGTGTCTTTGTCTTCCTGGAGAAAGAGTGAAAGATGCTGTTAGTTCTGTTGGAAAATCATCTGGACCTAGATCATCTCCAAAATTGATTTTAACATTTGTGCAAACTAAGTTTCCTATCATTGCGATAGGATTCAATGGATTTCCAACAACTAAATGCCATTCACCAACTGGGTATCCACTAAGCATTATGGGTTGATAATAAACTTTTCTTAAGAACAAATCACTTAGCATTACTGCTATAGAGTTATAGAACTTGCCATCTTTTGGAATACCTTTACTTGGATCTGCGATAAACTGTTTGATTTCGTTTGTTGCCTGTTCTATATCACTTTTTAATGATCCCTCAGCAGAAGCTATATTATTGACATTTTGCTCAGAAAGAATATTCGAAACTTGGTCTTTGATGTATCCAATCGGATCAACAATAGATTTAGCGTATCCTTTTGCGCCTCCAGGGAAACCTAGACCTACACTAGTTTGTTCTAATCGAAGTTCAGGAGATAGGAATTGTCCGTAATCTGTTCCAATCGACAATAGATTCGTCATTAAATCAAGGAAAAGTAATTTAGAATTTACTGTTCCTACTGATGTTAAATTATAATCAAACGTCAAAGTGAAAGACGATTGTTCATCACCACCAGTAAATCCCTGCTTTCTCGTCATCATTTTGTTGACTGTATTGACATTAACAAAAATCTTCTTCGAAAGTGGACCATCACCTGATGTGGCTCCATCTAATAGCTTTCTCCTTAGCGCATTTATATTTTTTTGTGGTGACGTAAATGTACCAAGTAATTTGTCAAGTCCTTCAACGTCTAAATTATTATTACCACTAGATATGAAGGATTTTATTAGGTCTCCAAAAGGTGAATTCATCAAACCAGGGTCACCAGTTTGCTCATTTTTTAGAGGCTCTTGTGTGTCATAGCTAAAATTAAGACCTGTGCTTATTCCGAGTATAGGAGTAAGATTATTTCCAGTGCCTTCACCAAAATATGTGACTGCCTGTGCAACAGGAAGCGTTGTATTTTCTGAAGCATTGCGATCTTCCAATCGGTCTCTTAAACCACCAATACTAGCTTCTTCCACTGTAACTTTCCCATTTGCAAGTTTAATACTTGCTGGTTTGGGTGGTAAAATTCTCAAAGAATCCAAAGTGGGATATGGGAATCTTCTCAGAGTAAGCATTCTATTGTTTGGAATTATTCCGTAGTGCTTACAAAAAATAAAATCTTTCACGTTATAAACCTGTCCTCGGTATGGACTGTTTGGATCCATAAAAGCAGGTACAGAACCTGATGTTGATGTACCTGATACTGTGTCAATAATCATTTTAGCAGTCGGATTTCTTGACACTCTCGGGGTTATCTCTTGGAGGTACTCAGTAGTTTCAGAAAGATCGTATCTTACCTTTTTACCTTGTGTATTTTTTCCAAGAACATAATATGCAAAAAGACCAGAATAGACTCCATCAGAAGTTGCAGCATCATAAAATAAGCTTTTGGGAAGATCATTAAGTTCACTTAACTCATAAGTAGCAAAAGTTTTATCTGCTGCTGAAACATAAATACCAGTAGCGAACCTCTGTACTGTAGGATCTGCTACACTTCCTCCAGAGGATGCACCACTGATCCCATTTTTGATTGAATCTGTATTAGGAACTCCCATACTGTATATACCCCGATTGGTTATTCCGTTATTAAAACTACCTCACAAAATTCACATTCGAAAATCGTGGATATTTTTTGTTTTAATAAGGAAACAAAAGGGTCAGTGGGAGAATCGTAAACAACAACTAAAGAGCAACCAGAAGAAACCTTAGATTTTGAGCTTAATATTTTTTTATGAAGCCATTCTTCAAAAATGTATTGCCTTATTTCATTCATGCTAGAAGGAGACAAGTTGTTTTGCTTAAACCAAGAATTTACATCAATCGGATAAACATCACAGCTTTGCAATTGGACAGTTTTGACTTTGTCCGCTTTAGTGACTATAAATGATTTAGACAGCACTAGAAAAAATTAATCTGTTTTTTTATTAAGATTCCTTTGCTCAGTTAAATTTCTCAAATGAATTAACTTACCAAGTGATCCAGATGAGCCGGATGTTTTTTTGTTGTTTTCTTTCTTCAGAAGACCCATCTCTTTGGCGAGTTTTCTTCTTTCCTTTCTATTAGGTAAGTTCATTTTCCTTTGTTGTTTTATTGAAAAGATTTTTGAATGTTTTGATGAATAGTGTGCTAACCAAAGAATCCTCAAGATCTAATGCCTCATCCACAGAAATTAGTTCAAACTTTGAATCTTTCTCTGAACTAGATCCATCAGTGGTTTTTTCTTCAGAAACTAATCCCGTTATATTGACTGCAAAACAAGGATTAGAATTAAGGACTAATTTTGATGTGTATAATGTACCTAAGAAATTCCATCTTTTAAGATCGTCAACAGAAAAACCAGATTCTTCCATGAGCTCTCTTACTGCAGTTTGAAATATATTTTTGTCATCATCATCTTGCGATCCTGTGATCAACGTCTTAGCCATTCCTCCAGGTCTTTGATCTAAGACCTCACTTAGAACTCCGATTTGATCAGGAACGCCATCTTTGTCCAAGGTATAAGGCATAATGATAACACCAGGATTTATCTGTCTGATGAAAATTTTACCGTCTATCTCTACACTTTCGGTGTTTTTAGTCTTCCGAAGGGAGATCGTTTCCGCTTTTTCGAATATTTGCATGGTTACCTTTATATATCTCTCGAATATTCTGTCTTAAACTGTCCTTAATGATCTCAATATCTAAATCATTAACAACAAATTCAATGATTTCTTTATCCGCATCCTCAAAAGACGTAGTGAGGATATTATAAAGGCTTTTAGTTGGAAGATTCAATTTGAGCTTAATCCCAACCTCTACCCAGTTAGGTTTTTGCTTCTCTAATAATGAAGTAATTGGATTTGAAGAAACAGTTACCACTGACGGTGTTTCAACCACCATGACATTTCTTGCTCCAAGCGGTTTGGTTGAATTGATCGTGGGAGTGGTAGATTGTGGTAAAGAATTTAGTGTTTGCGCGGGAACAGGATCTATTTGAATCATATAATCATTCAAAAGAGCGTAGTTGATGCGAGTACCGTCTTTGAAATTGACCCAAATAACACCACTAGTTGGATCTTTGAACACGTCACTATATTCACAAACAGTTCCATTATTGTCACCTTTGGTCCATTTATAAGCAAAGGGGCTCAATTCTTTATCAAGATGCTCAACATCAATTTCTTCTATATTTTCCATCTTAGGATTTTTTCTTATTATTTTTTTCAGAAGATTCCACATCCTCAATTATTTTTGTTTCAGTGTATCCATTAGCTCTTAAATACTCTATCCATGTAGGTAAGTCTTTTTGAGTTATCCAAGTATTTTTGTAGGTTTTGCCTCCAGAAATGCTGTTGATTACAAGTATATTATCCATCACTGGATCTTTATGCCTTGATATTTCTAATTTGGCTTTGCCAGTTGCCTTTGATAATACCATCTTATGACCTGATGTTATTTCCATAACTTTTATATTATAGATTACTTCTAGATTTTTGATTCGAGAATCCAAGAAAAAGAAGTTCTAAAGTAGTCCCCATTTTTCTAAGAATATTGGCTGAGATCCCGTCGTTAGCCTAAACATCTCAGTGTTATCAGATACAACAGCCTCTGTTGTTTTACCTATGTTTTTGTCGTGATGTATAACTATGGAGTCAGTAACGAGTGCGTGTTTGAGTCCTTGTTGCATCAATGTCATCGCATAATCATTATCGCAAAACCAGTGAAAAAATCTTTCATCCAAGTCACCAATGATATCATAAATTTCTCTTTTATGGACGATACACCATCCGGATAATTCCTTTCTAATATTGTGACCAAATCTAATTCCAGAGTGAGGATAGATTCCATACATAACTTGTGTCATTGGACAAATGGGAGAGAAAGAAATAACATCTGGATTTTTTTCGTGGCAATCAAGAATTGTAGAAAACCAGTTTTTTGTAAATTCTAAATCATTATTGCACAAGGCTACCCATTCAGAGGATCCGCTTTTTCTACCAAAATTTAAGAATTTGTGATATCCATAAGGTAGAGGTGCAGATAAAGTTTGGATGTTGCAATTTTTATAGTTCCAAGTTACCCCTTCTTGTGATTCCACAACTATTACATTGAAAATCTCTGAAGAGTTTTCTTCGGAGGAAAACAAAGTTTCTATACAGCGAGAAGTAAGAGATTTACAATAATCATCCTTAGCATAACTTACAATTACAATATCGATTTTACTGTCCACTTACAAATCAGATTATAAAAACTTTAGAAGTTTTAAGGAGTAAAGTTTCAGGATCGGATTTTCGACTTTTCTCCAAGATATCCTCCATGGTGACGTTTAAAATAATCACAAGTGGTAAATTTTTTAGAACTCATGAGTTCAACTACTATTAAATCAGAAATTACCGACATGCAAGTAGTCGAAGTTGTTGGAGTTAATCCTAATGGACATATCTCATCAACAACCCCGAATTCAAAAACATCAGAACATTTTGTGTTTAGATACGGATTACTTTGTCCAGTTATTACAAAAATATGATTTCTGTTTCCGAGTTCGTGTACTAAAGAAATTAACTCTTGTATTTCTCTAGTTTTTCCAGAGTTTGTGAACATGATAAGGACATCATTGGGCTGGATTACTCCGAGATCTCCGTGTTGTGCTTCTGAAGGGTGTAGAAAGACAGACGGAGTTCCTGTAGAAGATAGAGTTGTTGCTAATGTGTTAGAAATTTGTCCAGCTTTTCCCATTCCTGATGTAATTATCTTACTCTCTGGTACGAGCTGCCTTTTGATAGATTCGATGAATTCTGCAAGTCTATCGACTGGAATCCTTGAGATAGCAGATATTTCTTGCTTCAGTAGGGACTTAAGGTTCATTTATTTAATTCTCTCGTTTACCATTTCTCTCAGAATTTCATCGAGAGACATTGAATATGTCCATCCTAGTTTTTCTTTTGCCTTTGTTGCATCTCCGATGAGCAAATCAACTTCAGATGGTCTAAAATATTTAGGATCCACTTTAACCATAATTTCTCCTGTTTCTTTGTTTTTTCCAACTTCGTTTATTCCTGTGCCTTCCCATTCAATGTCAACATTTAGAATTCTTGCTGTAGTTTCAACAATAGATCGGATTGTATGTGTTTTACCTGTCGCAAGTACAAAATCTTCAGGTTGGTCTTGCTGCAACATTCTCCACATACCTTCTACGTATTCTTTTGCGTGACCTATATCCCTTTGTGATTCTAAATTTCCTAAAGAGAAACAATCAGTTTTTTTGTGGTACAGGATATCAACCAAGGAGTCAACTATTTTCTTCTCGACGAAATTTTCACCTCTCCTTGGAGACGTGTGATTGAAAAGAATTCCGTTACAAGCAAAAAGGTTATAAGCCTCTCTGTAATTTTTAATTATCCAAAATCCATAAAGCTTAGCTACACCATAAGGACTTCTAGGATAAAAAGGTGTTGTTTCTTTCTGAGGAATCTCTTGAACTTTGCCATAAAGTTCGGAGGTTGAAGCTTGGTACAGTTTGGTTTTTGGTGAGTGAGATCTGATAGCATCAAGTACATTCAAAGTACCTATTGCATCTACCTGACCTGTATAATACGGGATTTCGAAAGAAATCTTAACATGACTTTGTGCAGCTAAATTATAAAATTCATCAGGTTTGATCTCAGAAATTAATGTGCTTATAGAGACGGGATCAGTCACATCAGCGTAGTGCCAATAGAAATTGGGTTTATTTCGTAAGTGATCTATTCGTCTTGTGTTGAAAGAAGAAGATCTCCTAATTATTCCATGAACCTCGTAACCTTTTTCCAACAAAAGCTCTGCAAGGTAAGATCCATCCTGGCCATTGATTCCAGTTATTATAGACTTTTTCACTAGAGAATATTTTTTTCGGAGTTTACTATTGATGAAATCAATTTAATCTCATCTATGGTGAGATTTTGGTGGTTTGGTAAATAGAAGCCCTTCTCGTGAATTATATCTGAGTTACCAGTTCCAAACTTTCTGTTTAGATTTGAAGCAAAAGGTTGTTTTGCCATTGATCCCGCTATAAGGGGTCTGACTTCTATATTTTTAGATTTAATCTTAGTGATTATTGAATCTCTTTCCGAATGTACCACAGGATAGGCAAAGTTTGAAATAAAATCACCAGGTCTTTGTTTGATATTTAGATGGTTTTCAGATATCAATTCAGAATACATTAAAAAATTTCTGTTCCTTATATCAGAGAAAGGATCGATTTTTCCAATTTGGTCTATCCCTATGAAAGCCTGCAAATCAGTAGATCTCACATTCAATCCAGGGAAATAAAATGTGTACATGCTTGTGAATGGATCGACGTTGTACTTTTCTCTGTATTCTTGTTTAAGATCGTCGTCCCAATCCCTGTCCCATCCATGATTTCTAATTGAAACTAAAAGATCGTGTATTTCCTTATCTTTAGTTGTGATCATCCCACCTTCTATTGTGCTGATATGGTGACCGTAATAGAAAGAAAAAAATGACATTAAACCAAAAGAACCTAAGTATTGATTCTGAAACTTAGAACCTAAACTTTCGCAAACATCCTCCAATAAAATAACACCATGTTTTTCACACAACTCAGTTATTTTTTTCATATCAGGGACTAAGCCCAAGACTGAAACTAATATACAAGCTTCAGGTTTTTCTTCTATGAATATCTGTTCCAGTTTTTCTAAATCTAATGATAAATCCTCAAGATTACAGTCACATAAAATAGGTTCAATTCCAAGGACTACTGGACTACTAAGATCAGTCGCCCAGGAAACGGAAGGAACCACAACTTTTTTAATATTGTTTTTTATCTTAAGTGCAAGAAGTGATAATAAGATTGCAGATGATCCTGAGTTAATGAAACAACTTTTTAAATCATCTCCAAGGAAAGACGAAAAATTTTCCTGAAATTTAATTGTCAATGGACCTTTGGTTAGCTGTGGAATATCTTCTTGGGAAAGCCAAGCAACAAGATTTTGGATATCTTGTTTGGATATCGTATCTGAAACTAATTTTATATCTTTCATTCTTTTTCTAGTAATATGCCATAGTCGATGTAATTGTTAGTAATTGACATCTTCCAACCCGGTAAAGAATATCTTACTAGATCATACCAATCTGTGTGATTACGAACACCTTCGACCATGATTATGTATTTGGTGGAAACTTCCCCCATGTTTCTCATCATTTTCACAGCCTTTTCAGAATTCAAGTGCATAACAACTGCTTGAGAATAAACAAGTTCTACCTTAGGTAGATCTGACACATCACCAGTTAAATCCCTAACAGATACGTTTTTTGGGAATTCTAGGTCGTTTGGGATAAACTCTTTACCAAAATCTATTTGAGATTGCAAATAGTCTGCACCTGATACTTTGGTTTTCGGACACAAAGTCATTAGATTTCTTAAATGGTAGCAAGCTCCGCATCCAAATTCAAAAACACTCTTAGGATTTTTTGTGTAAATTAAGGAATATAATTCTTTCCAATTCGCAACTAAATTATCATGAAAAACTGGGATTCTATCCACTATTTCATAATTTCTTACAAAAAAATCGAACTTATCATTTTGAACCATCTCTTTGAGCTGGCCTGAGTATTCCGGTGTGTATTTTTCCCAAACGTACTCGTCATTTTGTTTGTCTAAATGCATGGCTTTATTTAATATATCCAAGAAAATCTAGGAAGTTTCAAAGAGATATAAAATCAAGGTCTGGATTTAAGAGCAAAGAAAAATTAGATAAATTAGAATTCATTTTTACTAACAGGTCACACGTGGAAAGAAGATAAGCATCTATTATGACATCTTCTGCCATTCTGTATTTGTCCGGCATCTTTTTTTTAAAATTTGGTAGATCTTGATCATCAGTAACTGTTGAGCCACTCAAGTTTATTACATTAGGATATCTCTGTTTAAATAATTCAATGCTTACAGCTTCATCACAAGCTAAGTAGATACAATCAAAATTTGAATGTATTTTGTCAATAATTTCAAAATATTTTTGTAATGGTGGACTTTCGTGGTGTGTACCTATGTCTGTTCCCCTTTTATGGACACCTAATATTTTTTTGCCAGCAAACATTTCCAAATAAAGAGATAGGATTTTGGTACCAATCTCAGACTTTAATTTCAAATGTGTGTCTATTATTTCCTTTGCAATTTTTCTCTCTGTTTTATTTCCAAAATCAAAAGAATATCCATAAAAATTCCCACTGTCACCCCAAAATGTCCGTTTACCGTCTGTGATTATATCCTGTAAAAAAAATTCATTCCATTGATTGTCCTTTGAGTCAGAGTATGAGGAATTTCTCATATCAAAATAAATTTTATAATCTATTCCCAGTGTGAAATAATGTCTATGAACAGAAACAAATTGGATCACGAAAGAAAAAAAACCTCTCTCGCTTGAAGATTCTCCAGATTCTAAAATTAAAACTTTCACCTATTTATATATACTAATGTTTTATTCATTGTTGAACAAAAAATCAATATTATTATTGATAATAGCAGATCTTATCCCATCTTGGTTTAATAGAGATAACATCTCTATTTTTTTGGCTATATAATTATCTCCTTCATCCAATATGCCTAATGTGTTATGTATATTGATCCAGTTTTTATTTATTTTTTTATTCTCATCTTCACAATTTATAGATAAAAATAGAGCTTTATCGATATCGGTTCTTCTACTTATATGATCAATAAAAGAACACATTATTTCAATATTAGATTTTACTGGGCTAACTCCAAAGTGCGTTATAAAAACTTTGTATTCATTCGATTTTAAACTTTCATGAAATCTTTTTGTTCTTCTAATATATTTTTCTTTTATAAAATCTAGATCATTAGGAAAGTCGTGCGGAAACCAGTCACCCCTTATTTTATTTCTTTTACTTGCATCAAATCCTTCAGAAAAATATTTATTAATATAAGCATCAATATTAGTTATTTCAAGATCAATAATCTCTAACATAGTTTGCGAACTCATTTGAGCCCAATCAAAAACCATTGTAGGTCTTTCTATTTTCAAGCGTTCCCTTATTATCCCAGCAGGATTACATCTCATACCTAATGATATTAGCATACTATTAATATTTTTTAGCCACGATGTAGATATAATCTATCGGAAACTAGGTCCTTTATTAGAACGTATCCCATTGTTGTCAAAATTGAATGAATCTCAGATTCTACACAGAATGAACCTTGCCAACCTCGGTTTTGTCCTTTGTTTAAAATAGTTTCGATGAATAATAATTTAGGACGTATCTCGCCAAATCCATTAATAACATATCCCTCCGCCCCTTCAACATCTATATGAGCGACATCAACATGGCCAATTCCTTTCTCGTTACAGAAACTCGAAACAGAAACTGAAGGAACTGTTATAGGATAATTCTCTTGTATTATATGAGAATATATTTCTTTATACAAGGAAGTATGTTTCAAAATTGATCCCTGTCCTAAAGCATCACCCTCTACGAATGACTGGTAAAAATTTGTTTGTCCTGGATTTTCACAAACTGCAACAGGAACAAATTCTATATCAAATTTTGAAATGTATTTTTGTATAGAAATTATCCTAGCAGGATCAGCTTCAAAGGAATACACGTTAGATCTTGGATATCTATGTTTGAGTCTAATAGAATCTCCCGCATCATAAGATCCAATATCAAAGATAACTTTAGGATCTATACCACACTCATCAATCCATTGTGCATTAAAACTGCTGTGCAATAATGGCACAGTAATTTTTGCTTGGTCTAATGCTTCATAAAGATCTTTGTCAAAAGAATCTCCGTCTATTATAGCGGGCGATATATTCATTGGATATTTTTTTTCTTTTCGAAAAGATATCCTTCAATCCAAACGTGGTCAATATCAGTATTGTCTAATATATCAAGAGCTTCGGAAATCGTAGAAAGAATAGATTTTCCTCTATTATTGAAGGATGTGTTTATTAGAATAGGTATTCCTGTTTTCTCAAAGAATGATTTAACGAGATTATAACCGAAAGGGTTATCCTTAAAATTTAAAGTTTGTGCTCTTGCTGTCCCGTCAATATGGACTATCTCTTTTACTATATCAGACACTTCCGGTCTAACCGTCGGATTGAAACTCATATAAGGAGAGGAAGTGAAGGACGTAAAATATTGGTCAGTGTATTCCTCTAAAATTGCGGGTGCTAAAGGTCTCCAATTTTCTCTATTTTTTATTTTGTTTAATTTGTCTTTAATCCCAGTGATGGAAGGAGAAGCAACAATACTTCTTCTTAAAAGAGCTCTTTCGCCTACTTCGCCTCTTCCGTAAACAATACCTATGATTTTTCCATCACGAATCAATCCAGTAAGGAAATCTATCGAACATTCTTTTGCTGAATATTCAGATATTAGAGTCGGTAGATTATATCTATCTATTAAATCTATTCCGTTGAAAGCACATTCAATCTTATGTGTTGGGTTATTTTCATTTAACAGAAAACCTAAAGAAAGTCCGCAATCTCCAGGATTTGGTGGAACGTGCACAGGATATTCTATTTTATTTCTTAAATATTGATTAAATATTATATTCATGGCACCTCCACCAGATAAACAAACAGGAACTTTGAATTTTTTTAAATACACCAATATTTTTTTATACACTAACAGGTTAAATACATGCTGAGATGTTGCTGCAACGTCTAGGGAATCTTCCCAATCTAAACTGTTTATATTTTTCAGCTCTAAGCCTATTTTTACACCTAACTCTTTCCTGTATCTATCGTCACAAGGCCCGTTATAATATTCCTCAAAAAATTCTATCCAATCTTCCCTAAGTTTACCGTATCCAGAAAGTCCCATAATTTTACCTGCAAGAGTTAAGTATGATTCGCTAATCTGGTAAGTGATTGATAAATCATGAATTTCTGATCCTATATCGATTGGTGATATTTTTTTACTTATACAATTCAGGGGAATTGCTAAACATGTATAAGGATCACAGACATTCAAGTCCAGTTTTTCCAGATGCTTGATCCCATTTTTTCTGTCTGCAATGAAAAAATTGAAAGTTGACACATCACCATTGTCGTGACCTCCTGAATCGTATGTTGCAATTAACGATTCTGAAAATCCTGATGTATAAAAAGCTGTAGCTGCATGGGATAAATGATGTCCAATTTCTTTGAATTCAGTACAATTAAAGATCTCTTCTACTGCACGAATTATTTTTTCACTACACTGACCATAAAGGCAGGTTGTGAATGTTGCAGTATTATTAAAATCATTCAAAAGGATATCCTTTACAGCCAAAAGAGTATCATAATAATTGGGATCTTTTTCTAACGAAAAATGTCTGATCCCATTGATCTTTTCTAGCTCGTAAGTATAATAGTCTCCAGTTTCTGTGACAACAGAAATATTAGAATCGTGTGATCCGTAAAGTGAAAGAATCGAATTATTTAGTTGCATATTTTTTAATTGTGTTTTCGACTCTTTTTTCGAAAGGCTGATCTATTAAAGCGGATTGATAATTCTTTTCAATGCTCTCTAGCATAGATTGGTATTTATCATGATTTAAAGAAGTTAAAATTTGATCTAGTTCTTCTATCGTTTCAAATTTTATTATACCTTTCTCTTCGTAAAAATCCCCAAGATTTGGACATCCCTTATAAATAGGAACGGTTTTAGTCATAAAACAATCAACGATTTTTTCAGTGAACCAGTTTTTCATAAACTCATTTTCTATTACGATTGAAAACATATAGTTTTCTAGCCCTATCATTTTATTGGAGATTTCATTAAATCCCCTCCCGTATAAATCAAATTTTCCTTTTAGTAGTTCTATTATTTTCATCCTTACTTTATGCCCGACAGCAAAGTTTTTGTCAGATGTTATGAAAGAAACAGTTTTGAATTTGTCAAAGTCCGTTTTGATCTCTTTAATCCACGTGCCCCCAAAATAATTTAGTACAGAATTATCTAAATTTGTTAAAATAGATTCGTAATAACTAAGAATTAAATTATACTTCCTTCCATTATTCAAAAGATACTTCTCTACTGAATAATTGTTTACTGATGGGGGTTCTGCTTGCACTGCAACTTTGAATATAGATGGATCATTAATCCAGATAGGGTCCGAAATGGGATCTATTTGTATCCCCACATTGGATTCATATAAACCGAAATATTTATCCGGGTCTACCCCCCATCCTTTGAGTACTTCTCTTTGAACTATTGGTTTTATCATATTAGATTAAGATCTTTTTTTGCGTTATTGATTATATCTAAGCTAGCTGCTCCGTTACACCATCTCTTGCCATTGTGATCATTCTGCTCCGAATAAGTCGACTGAGGGGTATTTAATCTTTCAGTGTTAAAGAAAAGATGAGAGAAAAAATTCCATCTATAATATGCCCAATCGGCATATCCCTTTGGTGGAGCTGATAAATTATCAGCTACTGCTTTTCCTGAACCCACCCCCCCAAAATGTGCGATTTTTTTGCCACAATCAAAATTTAAATTCGACTCAAATCCGTTAAACTTAGATCCTTTCAAATCTATACCCCCATAGTTAGTAGTGTCCAGAAACCCTATTTTTCCACCATTTGATATTATAGAGTGTGTGACAGGATCAAAGAAATCAAGTACTCTGTGGCCAGTTGGAGAAGCCCATCCTCCGCACATTCTTGTAAAAGTTTCAAAATCATAAGACGGTATTTTAAGTGTATTGACCCCCATTAAATAGGTTGAAACACAATCAGGCGTATTATCGAGGCCTTTTACTCCACTTAAATTGTTTTTGTAAGGTCTCGGAGATCCGATTATATCATACCCATTTTGGAGCATTCCAATGATATCGCTTATTGATTCATCTTTAAAAAAACAGTCAGAATCTATATGTATAACATATTGATTTGTATGTAAATCTCCTTTAAGTACAGAAGCGAATGCTAAGGCAGTACCCTGGTGTCCTGAAGACCATTTTTCTTTAGCAGATATATTGGTGTCCCAATTAATTAAAATGTTATTGGGATGATTAATTATTTCACCGGCTTCAAGAAAATCCCTTGATGTCCCGATAATATGAATCTTGGTATCGTGATGTTTATGAAAAGATTCTAAGCATACAGATAAAATTTTTCCACAATTGAAAGCCTCAGTAAAAACAAATGTATTTTGCATTATTTTTTTAAAAAATTATATTCAACAGTTTTCATCTCAATATCAGAGAAACCATCTCTCTGCCATGCTATAGGGGGGATAAATCCATAACAAGGTAATTTAGTTTGTATTTTTGATAAATGAACATCGACTTCACTATTAAAAATATTAGGAGTATCAAATTCCTCTATCAAACAATCTAAAGCTGATTTTTTTACCAGATAACAATGGGTGGTATATGTTTTTTGTAATCTGTGTATTTTTTGTGAAACCATTTGCGGGGCTATGCCGTTGTGATTTCCTCCAAAATATAAAAGGTTCCAATCTTGAGGTACTGATTGGATCTCGTTTAGAAATATCTCTATGAAATCAGGGGAAAAAACGACATCATCTTCAGTAATCATAAAAATTGAGCCTTCTACATTTTTTAAATATCTATATAAGTTCAAATGAGACATGACACAACCAACGTGTCCTGGTTTTATAGTAGACTTAACGTTCAATTCGTGACCATCAACCCCGGTAAAAAATTCAAAATCTAAATTAAATTTTTTGAACTCCTGAAATGCTTCTGTCCTCCTATCGGACCTTCTTTCTAAGTTGACACAATAAATGTTATCTATACCAGGAATTTTCATTTTATAATATAATCATTTCTTTTCGATAAACCTGTCTCCAACCTGTACCTGAATAGCCTCTACCTACCCAATTATCCGGAGCATATATTTTTTTCGAAGGATTCTTTGATAGGTATGAACCCCACCAAGAAAAACTAGAATTAGCTATAATAAAATTTGAACACAAAGACATCTTAAATAAATCGATAAATTCATCAGTTTCTTCCGAGTATAAAAAATTAGAGGGAAATTGCTCTTTACACCAAGGGATATCGTCAGAAAATACCATAAAGTTCTTAGAAATATTCTTTAGATTCGATATTGCAGTATTGTAGTAACTTAAACTTGGAACTGGGTGATGTAAAGGAAAATTTAAATAATCTCCTCTTCTAACATGTATTGCAGTAAGTCCATCAAAGTCTGTCAAATAAACCTTAGATTTTATGACATCATTAGGATCAAATAAATCTACTATTTCCTTTTTATGACAAGAAAAATAGTTCTCGTTCTGGAAATATCCTATCAAATCAATATTGTCAATCTGTGGGATTTGGGAATAACTAAAAGGATCCTTTTCCCTAAATTGAGTTAGCACTTGTGATACTTTGCCTGTCTTTATCGGTTTATCTAAATGCCTGTTATATTTCCACTCAGGAAAAATATAATCGTAGTTATATTTCATGCAGTGGGAAAAAACAGTCGAAATTTGGAAAAATTGATTCCCCATCTTACCATGTTTTCCCAAGTTGCTAAATGTGATCATTGTTTAGATAGAATTCTAATACTGTTTTTATACTTGATTTTAAATCAGTAAATTCAAAATTAGGAGCAATTTGTTTTAATCTCGAGTTGGATCCATCCTTTCTAAAAATCCCGTCCGGCCCTTGACAATTGAACGAAATTTTTATCTTATTACAAGAAATCTCTTCAACTATATCCGAATATTGCTTAAGTGTCAGATTATAGTCAGGTGTAAAATTAAAGGATTCTGTTATATCATTTTCAATGCAAAAATGGATTATCCTAGCCAAATCATCATACGTTACAAATTGTCTGAGTACTTTTCCTGATCCAAACATCTCGAGATTTTTTTCACCAGATAAAATAGATTTTGCTGATTTATAAATTAATGAGGTCAAGAAATGCGTTTTGTCTGGATCATATGTTTCTTCGTTCCCGAAAAGATTACAAGGAATAATATAATTATACTGAGAAGAATGTTTTAAATTATAAAGTTGTGTCATTTCTGCTAGAAATCTTTTCGATAGTGCGTATCCTCGATTGGTTTTCTCAGGATCTCCGGAAAGAATATCTTCTTCTAAAATAGGATAATATGGACTGATAGCTGGGTATACACATGTAGATAATATAGAAGTTAATCTCGGAATCTGTAATTCTATACATGCCCTAAAAACGTTCGTATTGATTAGGATATTTTCATAAAAATATTCGAAAGGGTGTTCAATGTTGCTCTTGATACCACCAACTTTCGAAGCTAGATGCACAACTCTATATGGGTTTTTAGATTTAAAATATTTTAATGTAGACTCAAAATCTAAAAGATTTAGTTCCTTTTTTCCCTCTATGAATGTAGCATCTGGCAAAAGTCGATAAAGGCTTTTTCCTAAATGTGAGGTTCCGCCAGTAACCAATATTTTATTTCTCATCCGTAACTAATTTTTCTATTGTTATATTGTAAAGCTCCTTAGCTATTTTGAGATAATGTTCACTTCCTGGTCTACATGATGCAAATAACTGGTATATGCGTTGCTCAAATCTTTCATATGGATTTTTTCCCCACCCAGGTGGATGCCAAAGATGGTAAAGATCAATTTTGGGATTTTCAAGTGATGTGAAATGATTAAGCTTTTCAACCTTATCCCAGAAAAATTTATCCTCAATAGAATATCCCCAGAAAAAATGAGGATCAAATCCGCCTACTCTATCGAAAAGATCTCTAGTAAGAGCAATTGATCCTCCAGGAGCTCCATAGACACCTTCTCTGAAATTTGATGTGTTTTTTGTGATTGGTGATAAATCTCCTGTTGTAAAATATTCTTTAGTTGAATCTTCGTCCAAATAATTTACCTTTCTACCAGAAAATGCCTGGACAGCTTGGTTTTTTGATAGCTCATTTAATAATGAACTATAGAAATTATCGGGAACTAATAGATCGCAATCGTGAAAATGGACATACTGAGACTGAGAAATGGCAACACCCAAATTATGACAGATACATTTATTAAATATATTACCATTAGAATTAAGCCAAACATAATGAAAATTTGCAAGATTGGAAAACAAATCTTTATTGAAAATTGGAGCTTTAGAATTTTCAATAATTACAAATCCTATTTTAATATCTAATTTATCAGCAGAATCTATCAAAGAATTAAGTGTTTTTTCGAGATGTAGCCACCGCCCTCTAAAAGGTATTATAGTTACTAAATCATAATTCTCTACCAATCTTGGAATACTTACATTTTTATAAGCGTTTAATACTTCAAGATTTTTTTCGACTGCTAAATCGCTTATGTTAAATATATTTGTTTTAGGTAAGGGTTTTAAAAAAGGGAGATTATCATCTTCCCCTTTAGTAGTACTTAAATACAAAAGTTGATTAAAATATTGGGTTACTGTAGAATTTATCACTACGTTTATTTTTTCATTCGTAAAGTCAATTTCATTTTTATCTGCAACGTTATTCAGATTCTTACTTGGTATAGGTTTGGACCTGTTGACGATTCTCCTTTTACCCTCCCTGGTGATTCTTTGTCCGTTATTCATATTAGAGAAGGAGTACTTTTTTTTCCAACTTCCGCTCCTTTAATCCTTTCAACCAGAATCGCCTGATTTAAAGAACTGTATTGATTGAATAGCCTTTCGTTAGTTGGCATATTTCTGACATCTTTACCGAAATGACTTAGATGTGCAGCTTCGTAAGGAATTCTGTCCATAGATTCATCAGTTCTTCCTAATAAAAATTTAATAGTTTCTGTTGCCGCTTTATCTTCCCAGCCATATTTAAAAAAATTCTCATTGTATCCGCCAAAAGTTTCCCAGAACCAGTTTCTGTTATAAACAAGAATAGCACCGAATCCACATCCGCGAGTCATTGATCTAAATTTGAATACAGGGTCTCTGGGTCCATTTCCCTGCGTCCTAAAATAATTGAAATCTCTGTTTCTCAACCACACTGATGTTGGTGCTTCTGTATTACACCAATAATACGTTTCTGCTCCAGCGGCAAAGTTTCCCTGGAATTCAGATATTTTTTGAAAGTAATCTTTTTCAAAAACAAAGTCAGAATCCATTAAAACTAAGAGATCCCCTGTCGCCTCTTTCGCACCGACATTTCTACACCAGCTCAAATTGAAACCTCTATTCTGAGGATCCTTAATAGGTATATGCTTATAAAAAGGATTACCAACCTTGTAGAAATTATTATCTAAGGCCTGTTCAACAACAATGACCTCATAATCCTTAAAAGACTGTTCTTGTATACATCTTAAACATTCATTGAAGTTCCTGGTTCTTAAACCATCATTGCCTCCTGTAGGTAAAACAATAGATAATCTCATGTGTCAATTCCTAACTTTTTAAATAATAATTTACAGATCCCTAGATTTTGTGACAAGGGGCGGGGTAAATGACAATCTATATATTCCTCTGGATTATAGTCATTTTTTGGCCAAACTGCTTTATCTAATCTTCTTGAAGCATATTTTTCTTCCACCCATCCTCTAGAAAGATGCTTCAGATGGATATGAATTTTAACTTTAGATTGATTATAAAAAAACTTCTGATCTGTTCCGAACCTTAAGTTCATTTTCATAATTCTTCTGAAGAAGTGTTTATGATCTATGTCTTGGAGGTCTAACATATCAACAAAAGATCCAGGGTCTCCTGCTAGATAGCACATAGGATACTGGGGATTAGTTTTATACCACCTATAATTAATTATATCAGAGCTATAAGAGACTATTCCATTACCAATCAGAGAAGCAGCTCCATGCTTATAGTAATCCTCAGATATAGGAAGCATATCAATATCTGATATTATGAAAGGACCATCCAAAATCTTAGCTGCCCAGAACCTTATACATTGCGCTTGTTGGTAAATCTGCCAATCTGGAATCGATTCAAAGAAAAATACTTTACCATATCTCGAAAGATCTTCAGAAGGAGTTTGATTTCCAATATACAAAAGTACAGGCTCGATCCCTATCCTCTTCCACATTTTTGCCACATAAGGCCAAAAATCTAAATACTCCGGATTTGAATCTGAACTAACAACAGCGTACTTTAATTCCATCCTTATTTCTTTCTAATTATACCTCGAGAATGCAGATTATTTCTTTGAACATTACGGCTTTCTTGAAAATGTTCAATAACTGGATGAAGACCAGGATACATGTTCCTAGTGTGATCAAAAATAAACGTGTATTCCGGAGGCAGATTGTAATAAACCAGATCATTGAATTCACGATGTGCAGTTTGCATATTCTTCTGCTCCCAAGTTTCAGGTTTCATCCGCTCAGCAGGAGTCGACTCATTTAATTCTATCCACCTATTTACAAAACCTCTCACTTTGTCATTGTTCTTTAGAAACAAAGTACCAGAAAGGGCTTCATCTTTCCTCCATCTAAAGTTTTCGGTCCGATAAGCTAGGTCACACTCCAAAGTTGCAATCAAACTCGGATAAGCCTTAAAAACTGCATCCACGTCAACACAAAGAAGATCCTGACTAAAGTTCTCTAAACACTGCTTAATAAAATAAGCTTTAAAATGTGTGTTCTTTTCCCAAGAACCCAAATCATCTATTCCCTGAATATGATAAGGCAAACCAAATTCATCTAAAGACTGCTTAAGCTTTTGCGAGAGTTCTTCATATCTAGTAGATTTGGTGAAATATGCAATAATTAAAAAATTGGGGCTCATAGGAAACTAGATAGTATATGGATCATAGCCCGGGATTTACTAGGTAAATATTTTAGACCTGTCCTGTAGGATAGTTTCAAAGAAAACTAAAAATATTTCTACATGAAATAATTTAGGGTTTATCCATATATAAGTTATCGATATTTTCTGTGATGAAAGCGCTCAAGCCATATTGGTTTTTAGAAAGCCCAGTAGATACTGAACACAAGTTTTATGTTCTAATGGGATTCCTTTCGAAGATAAAGAAAAATTTTGATAAACCCGGTTTTGAAAAGGGATTCAAAGAACTTCTGCTCCTTAAAAAGGATTTGGAAAATTTCGATGTGAATACAGAATTTTCTCAGAAAACTATGGCAAAAATGCCAGATAAGGAGAGAGACTTGTTTTATACAATACTTGACAATAATCTTGATAAGATTGAAGAAATAGATTCTATAGTTAAAAACTCAATTAAGACAATAGAAACGTTCCTTGAAGAAAACCAGTCAATTTATGACAAGTATAATTCTCTAGTACAAATACAAACGCATTGTACTAGATACAATCTTTGGGACCAAGGATTCTTAATAGTTAGGAAACAGGGAGATGAGTTCATGAAGGTCTTTACCTGGTTTTTCTCTGTTATTAAAATAGATCAAAAAGAAAACATAGCATTACTTATGACAGAAATGCTTGAACCTCCAATTGAAACAACAACAGAAATGGAGGTCATAAAGAAATTTCTAAAAAAGAATATTAAGGATTTTTCAGCAATGCATGATTGTGTACTAGTTGCTGAGGTGTCACCAATCACAGATATTGAAATTGGCGCGGAAATAGGCAAAGAAAAATCTATAGATATTATCCTCAAAAACTACAAGAACGATTAGGCATTCTTTCCCCTAATTAAAGCCTTGAGTTCGTCACTTTCTTCTTGAGAAAATTCATATCTGTCAAAAGGAAATCTTCCAACTTCGTACATTTCTACTTTTTCGATTCCATTACGATCTTCCGTGACAACTTCTATTTTATTACCCTTTCTGTTGATATAGAAATCACCACTTGATCCATCTCTGAATGTTTTATTTCTTATAAATAATAAAGCTCCACCTGGCATTGTTAATTCGGGTTCGTATTCTCCAGCATCAATAATTCTTTCTATCTCGGGAACTATTTCAGAAATTAGTGCAAATGGCTTAGAAGCTAAATCTTCTAGATTCGAAATTCCAATATTTCTTGAAATAAATGATAAAATTTCTCTTTTGAGATGTGGTTTCTCTACAAAAATAGACTTTAGATCGTCTACAAAACTTTTGCTGCTATATCCATATCTCGGATCATTCGACGAGTGTCTGAACGGTAACTCAAAAGTTTGGTCTCTATTTCCGGCAGCAGAACTCTCAAACAAACTGAATTGACTAAACGTTTTTATCTTTCTCATATTGGCCTTGATAGAGTTATTTTGATCCTGTCTTTGAAAGGCATTGATTTAGTTTTCGTAACATCCTTTCCTACTTTAATCAATTTATCTTTAGAATAAACATCTTGCTTCAAACCTTGTCCTTGTGATAGCTGTGATGGTTTACACTCAATGTATGCTTCTTCCCCTTTTGGGATAATATAACTTGAATTCTTATTTACAATTAAAATGTCGCCAGGTAATGCTTTCATCTTCGTCCATACTGGTTCTAAAACCTCAACACCTAAGAAGCTTCCCCCAGGTTTATATTCTTCAACACATTCTATTTGGAATTCCTCTTTGACTTCGAAAAAACAACCATCTGCATCCAAACCATACTTGGTAGGATTCGTTTTAATAAATTGATCTATTTTTTCAATTCTCCCCATTTCTCTTATATATCGGATTTCGTCTATTAAAATGATATATACAATAAAAGTCTACGAACCATGGTAATAAGAAAATATTCCCAGTTTATCTCAGAATCTAAGAAAGCTTCAGGCAACCAATCGCAAGACATGGCTATCTTAGAAAATGAATATCTTAGAATGAAGTCCGAGGGCTTATCTGAACAAGAGATAAACGAAAACATATTTAGTTCTATTTTAGGTTCGCTAGGAGGAGGTTTTACTGACACTTTCAAGGATTATGTTATTGACTGGGCAGCTGAAAAATTGGGTATTGATCCTTTCGATGATCAAGGTCAGCCTTCATTCTTTTATCAATTGATAAGAAACGTAATTGAAGGAGTAAATATTACTGAACTTGGAAGTTACTTCGGTAAAGGATCTTGTAAAAACTGGGCAAGAGCAATCGTAGAGGGTTTATCAGAAACTTTGCAAGAAAGGGGAATAGACTATTTGTTACCAAAACTAGGTCTAAGACTAGATATGAATTCTGGACTAGGAGCAACAATCGCTGCTGGCTTAAGAGAAGCTTTAACTAATGCTATTAACAACACTGGTTTCATGAACAATGTTGAAAATATGATTGGCGATAAAATCTGTGGTTTTAATCTTGGTGATATTCTTTCAGGTAGCATAAATCAAGGTGACAAACAAAAACTAGCAGGAGAAATTGAAAAAGCCGAAACAAGAGATCCTAACATTTTCCAAAAGGCAATGAAAACAGGATTAACAGACGTTCTTCAGTTCTAAATTATTAAATATAAAATGAATCAAAAAAACGTAACAAAAAGGGAAATCCTAAGTTATAAAGATTTTCTAAAAGTTATACAAGATCCATGGAATCCAGAAAATCTTAGTAAAGAGGATAGAACAGGATTTCATAAAATAACACCAGAAGAAGCTTATGCTTATGTTGGTTTCCAGGATTCTATATTCAAAGGACAATCAAAAATTGATTATCCAGGATATGGAGCAACTGAAACTGGCAGCGCACAATCAATAGGTCTAACAGAAAAAAATCAAAACAGATGAGTAAAAAAATAATGACTTTCGAAGAATACAGTTCTGCGAATCCTATTCAGAATCCAAGAAAATCTTTCTGGAGCGATATGGAAATTGAAGAAGAAGAGGAAAACGAGGAAACAGAGGAAGAAGATTCTGAAGATGAAGAAGAGGAGAAAACTGAAAAAACCTCTAAAAAGTCTAATAAAGTAAAAGACACTAAAGAAGAATCAGAAGAGGATACTGAAGAGGAATCTGAGGAAGATACCGAAGAAGAATCTGACGAGGAATCTGAAGAGGATACTGAAGAAGAAACTGAGGAGGATACTGAAGAAGAAACTGAGGAAGATACTGAAGAGGAATCTGAAGAGGATACTGAGGAGGAATCAGAAGAAGATACTGAAGAAGATACTGAAGAAGACACTGAAGAATCTGAGGAAGGCACTGAAGATGATGAAGATGAAGATGAAGATGATAACGAAGATGAAGACGATTCCGAGGAAGAAGATGAATCTGATCTAGAAAACGAAAAAGAGGAACAAACTCAAAAAGTTATAAGATTTGATAAGTTCTTTAGTTAAGAATTTCTTGTAAATCACAAGCCCAGATTATTCTGGGCTTTTTTGTTGTTTCTAGATATATACACTATGGAAAATACCCTGTTGGAGAAATTTATTTTTAAAGGAATTAAAGGGAAAGATAGACCTTTGACCGTTGTTATTCTTACAACAAAGCTTGGAAAAAGTCTAAAAAACGCTCCAACTACAGATAAGATCATGAAAATCTGTGAGGAAAGGGGTGTACGCTGTATTATCATTGATACAGAAAAAGGATCAATACAAAAGACTTTAAAGGGAACATTTTTAATTTCTTCAAACGGAGATAAACCCAAGGAAATCTATTTAGATAGAACTGTAGTTTTAACAAGAAGATCTTCTATTAAGAATAACGCAGCCAAAGGATTTTTCAAGAAAATGGAAGACCTTGGATTTCCTTGCGTCAATTCGTATGAATCTGTCATTATTTGCGAAGATAAATTACAAACAACTAGAAAGCTTGAAATCAATGGTATTCCTGTTCCTAAAACGTCCCTGATTTCATCTCCTGCTGATATAGATAAAGCGGTTGCTGAGGTTGGAGGTAATTACCCAGTAGTTTGTAAATTTCTTTCTGGTACTAAAGGAATAGGTGTTTTTATGATTGATTCTAGGCCTTCTCTTGTATCAACTCTGCAAGCAATTTGGCACCTAGCTCCTGGGACTGAAATAGTTCTTCAAGAAAAAATTGATGCTGAATATGACTTAAGAATACACGTTGTTGCTGAAACTAATGATTCATTAGGCAGAGAGTACAAAGTTATAGCAGCGATGAAAAGAATTAAGATTGAAGGGGATTTTAGAACAAACTTTTCATTAGGTGGTGCAACGGAACAAGTAGAGCTTTCACCAGAAATCGAAAAAATAGCAATTGAATCAGCAAAAGCAACCGGATGCCTCTGGTGCGGAGTAGATATTATCGTAGATAAACAGGATCAAAGGCCATTCGTTTTAGAAGTCAACGCATCACCAGGAACTACTGGTATCGAAAAAACTACTAAAATACCAGTAACTGATTATATCTTAGATTTTCTTTTGGATAAGAAGAATTGGGTTAAACCTAAAAAAGTAACTGGGTTCAGAGAAATGATTTCGATCCCAGGGGTTGGCTCTTTTGTTGGAAAACTAGATACAGGAAACGGATCTACCTCTTGCTCACTCCATGCGGACTTTATAGAGGAAGTTGATGGATATGTAAACTGGAAGATAGGTGACAAAGAATTCAGAAATAAAATAGTTGGACAATCTAAAGCCGAAGTCGGAGAAAAAACCTATCATAGATCGGTAGTTAACCTTGACGTAGATTTTAACGGAATAGTATACAGAAAAGTCAAATTCTCTCTAGTAGACAGAACAGAAAAAAGTACTCCTTTATTATTGAACAGGGACTTCTTAAGTTCTGCAGGATTAATTGTAGATCCTTCTGAAGATTTTGTAATTACAGATCGACCTGAAGGTTACTCACCTAGAGATGCAAAGGGAAATCCTATTGCAGGTGTGGAAATTGTTTTAGCTAACGGATCCCATAACAAATAATTCGACTATCTTCTTTCTGTAAGATGTTTGATCGTCGACTATCATTTGATTTTTCAAAGGCAATTTCTTTCTTTCTATAACCGAATCTGGAATTAATCCCTTGAAAGTATCCTTCAGGATTTTCTTATTTTTCCTTTCTTCAAAAGGAAGATGTAAAGCAAACCTTACCACATCATGATTTAGGAAAGGACTCCGTAACTCTAACGTGTGAGCCATTGAAAGCTTATCTAATCTTGGTAAATGATAATGTGTTAATTCATGAAAGATATCAGAGCTTTGAGAGTCGTATTCATTAATTCTTCTATATCCTCCGAACAATTCATCTGCACCATCACCAGAAATTACTATTCTAGTATCTGTACCCTTCCTAATTGCATCGAATAAATGATACTGAGGAATTACACTTCCAAGATCAACAGGAGACTCGTTCCATTTTTGGTAGATTTCTAGAAGGGTCTTCTTTCCTTCTTCAGTTTCTAAATCTACTCCGTAGTTTAATCTTTTTGAAGAAATTTCCCAATATTTCTCACATTCTTGAACATACTGTTCATCTTCACCATTTGATATAGAATAAAAACTTACATTTGCATCTAATTTTAGTAATAGTCCTGCTATTATAGCAGAATCCAATCCTCCAGAAAGCAAAAGGGATGTTGGATAATTTTTAGACAGAAGTCTTGATTTAACAGAGTTTTCCATCTTTTGCCAAAGCCAGTCCATTCTATCATCATAAGTCTCTAATCCCGCATCAAAAGAGTAAAAGTTATAATAAGGATTTGAAATCTCAACTTTTATTGGATGATCCAAAGACCACCTGTAAAATCTATTAGGTTCGAGTTTTTGGATATTCATGAAAGGAGTTTCGTTTGTAGGAACATATCCAAATTTAACTACTCCACTGAAGAAGGCAGGATTATAAAGTACAGGATCCTCTTTTTCGTATAAACCTTTTATTTCTGAGCAAACCTCCCCTCTGTCGTTTTTATATAAGCATTTTTTACCTAGAGGATCAGTGAAAGCATAAACTTCCCTTTTTTCTGTATCGACTAGAACTATTGCCCAAAAACCATCCCAAGAAACCACATGCGGCTCGTAGATAGCTTGTAACATGCCTATACCAGAAAAATTAAAACTACTAAAAAGGTTTTGTAAATATGCAGTGTCAGATTCAAAATCCCCGGAGTAGTTGAATATTTCTCCATTAAACAACAACCATCTATTCTCCCCTATTTGAATTGGCTGTGACCAATTATCTCCATCTAATGTTTGAATAGGTAGACGATGATGAACTAATGAAAGATCTTTATGTTGGACCATAGAGTATTCTGTACCTCTATGTGATATTGACAAAACCCGTTCCTCGCTCGGGTTCTTAGCTACTAAAATTCCACACATATTTTAAAATTGTGATACTTTTGATTTAAAGCGTATTACTGAATCTAAATCCATATTGTTATGGAAAACCTCTATGTCAACTCCCAAGTCTAGCAGCAAGGAAGAAAACGATGAAAAAAGACCCTTCTCTTCTTCTCTTCGTTGGTCGTCTTTATCCCAGATATCTTTGTTTCTATTTTGCTCGTATAATCCTTCAACAAGAATAATCTTTGTTTTTCTAAAAAATCCTCTTTTGCTGAAATTTATAAGATCCCTTTTTGCTTCCTGTTCAGTTATTCTACCTTGGAATACTCCCCAAACAGAATTTGTAAGAATCCCTCTATCAACTATAATCTTTGGTAGAAATCCTTGGTTATCTAACTCGTGCAACATAACTTCTTTTCCTAATCCGAACCAATGAACAATTTCGTCATTTTTAGAAAATTCCCATGTTTCGAAATTAGAATTGAAATCGAATTTAAAAACTGGTAAAGATTTTTGCTGTTGGACGAGATAAGTTTTTCCACTTTTTCTAGCACCTTCAATAATTAGTAAGCTCATGTTTTTTGTATAAAAAAAGGATATAACCATAGATTATATCCTTTAAATTAATAAAATTTCTTTGTCTGGAATTATTCCCCAGCAGCCATCATACTTACATCAAGACCTTTTTCTTTCAAGATTTTTTTAACTTGTGGCCAAAGAGTATCATCATATAACCATTGCTTAAGTGTGTCACCATCTTTCAAACCCCAAGCATCATTCAAAGCATTTAAATCACCTTGAGTTTTAATTTTCTCTCTGAATAATTTTTGAACCTGTCCACCTTCGTAAGCTGTATTAATTCCTTTCATATTCATGAGAAGTTCAGAAACCATCTCCTGATATTGGGCATCTGTATATGTCCTTTTCATCTTTTCTTCGGTAGCTGCTTGTTTCTGTTTTTCTTTTCCAGTAATTTTTCCTGCTACTGTTCCTTTTCCAACCTCTTTAAGTGAAAATGTTCCTTGACCATCTCTGAAAGCAATTTGCCAAGATGATGGATCAGTCTCTTTGCCCTGTGGAATGTTTAGATCTGCATCGAATCTTGTATATCCTGAAACTCCTTTGTTGAAATTAGAAAAATAAGATGCTGTATAATTTGAATAAAGAAGTAAAGCCTCGTTTGCATCCTCCAAATCTATTTGGACATAAAACGTGTTTCCTGTTGGTAAAATTTCTACTTTGACTTCCCCACTTCCACCGGCGAAACCACTAAACCATTTCGTTGGATTATTTTGAACTTCAGTCTTTAAATAGTCATAAACTTTTTTAATCTGATCGTTACTTAAGACTTGAACCTCTGTTTCCCCTGAAATTTTATAGGTACCATCTTTGATTTCTTTCAAATACTGCTGACCATACTGAGCAAAAGCTTTTCTTATAAATTTATTATTGAATTCTCCGCTCTTGTCAAGCTGTATTTTTTTAGCATATTCTGGATCCTTTTCATTTACATAAACTCTAAAAAAATTGCCTTCTTCTTTAGTTTTAAAAGGAGTTGCAGGATTAGCCTCACCTACTGGATCCTTCTTAGCTCCAACTCCTGAAGTTCCGCCACGAGGGACGTTTCTACCTGACTTAACAGCCTCAACGTCAAATCCCTCGTTTAATTTTTTTTTTATAAAACTATCAAAAGAAACCAATTTCAAATTTGTTCCCAAGGATTCATTAGTTTCTTTATAATTTAATAGAATTGTGTAAAATTCTGGCGTTATATTTCCAGTTTTATCATTCTCGAGCTCTTTGTAGCTCTTTCTCAATCCATTCTTAACATCTTTAATAACATTAGCAGTATTAGCTCTTAATGTAGAACTTACTTTTGGGTAGCTTGCATAAACCTTACTCCAATCACTAGTTCCACTTACTGCATCATATTTTTTGAACTTCTCATAGATTAATTTTTTAACCTCTTTAACTAC